CGATGGACTCGTTCATCAGCGGTGATGCAATCACCTGCTGGTAGGGCTGGCGCAGGAACAGGTAGTCGGCCATGGCCAGCATGCCGTTGGTGGCCAGTTGCTGGCAGTCGGCGGTCGTCATCCCGTTGCCGACGATCCCGCCCAGGTTCGGCCAGTCGTCGGGGGTCAGTTCGGTGTGGAAGACGAGCATGAGCGCTGCCTGCATGATGCAGGCATTGGCGTAGCTGGTGTAGCTGGCCTCCGGGCGTCCGGAGAACTCAGCTAGGTCGGAGACCGTGGGCAGCGGCAGCACACTGTTGAAATCGGGCTACGTGGCCGACGACGGGGGCTGCTGGGCTACGGCTAGCTGCTGGCGAAGCTGGGCGGCCTGCTGGTTGGCGTGGTCGCGCTCTCGCACAGCAGCGTTGCGCTCTTCCACATGGGCCTTCGCATCCGCCAGAGCCTGGTCACGCTCTTCCTCGGCCTGGGCGAGCCGGGTCCTGATCTCTTCCAGGGCGGCGGTGTCCGCTGCCGCAGGAGCCGCGTCAGGGCCGTCCACGGGCCGCTTCCAGAGGATGTGCACGTAGGGGAAGGCGACGGTAGCTGCCTCCACCCACCAGCCCTCTACTGACAGCCGGTTCAAGTCACTGCGGGAACCTGTCTGCTCGTTCACGTCCGGCCGTGCGGGGTCAAAGTTGTGCTCCAGCAGCCTGAACTCGTAAGCGCCCATGTTCCTATAAATCGGGCTGGCCTACGGCCTCATTCCGCCGACGTACATGGGGGCGGGCACACCGCGCCCTCGCGCTGCCTCCTGAGCGTCGGCCTGCTGAAGCTGATCCAGAGTCGGAGCACCCGAGCCGGTGACCGCCTGGTAATCGCCCACAGCCTGGGTGTAGCTTCGCTGTCCCGGCCAGGGGCCGAGCCGGAAGCACTCCCTGCCCCACCGGGCCACCTGCCCGGCCTCGTCCAGGTGGATGAAGTCCTGGGCCTCCTGCCACCGGGCCGTGCCTTCCGCCAGTTCAATCTCCTGGCCCCGCATCCAGACCACCCCGGCGAAGGTCCAACCGCTCTTGCGGACGTGGAACAGGATGGTCCTGCTCCCAGCACGGGGCTTTTCGATGACCTGCTGCGGGTCCTCGGCCCCCATCCGCAGCGCTGCGGCGTGCTGAGCAGCCCTGGCGGCCTTCTGCTCGGGGGTCAGGGTCTCTTCAGGGGCCGGGCGTGCCATCATCTCAGCGGCCAGCCCAGCGCCGCTCACGGGTGCTCTCAGGTCGGGGCGTGCGTCCCCGCACTCCTGGCAGAACTTGGCGTCCCAGTGAATCAGATGACCGCTCTGGCAGGTCCACTCGTTCGGGGCGGCCTCGGCCGTCACCTGGAAGGGCTCGCCGCACTCGGGACAGAACTTCGCCCCGCCCGGGGCCTCATGGCCCTTGGCGCACATCTGGAAGACCGCACCAGCTAGCTGCCGGGCGTCTTCCAGAGCAAGTGCTTCTGGGTCCAGCCCTGCCACCACCTGAGGCATGGGAATCACGCGGCCCTCATTGGAGTCCGGCTGGGCGAAAGCCTCCAGGTGGCCGGGCACCAGGATCTCCTGAGTCAGAGACACCGCTAGCTGCTCGGCCAAGGTCGGGGACGGTTCAAAGCCTTCCTTCCACACCTTCACCGGGTCAACGTCAGGATCGTCCCGCTTGACGGTGGTTCCCTGGTGTGGCTTCTTGCCGGCCATGGCGGCTCCCTTCACGCTCCAGGGTAATCGCCAAGCGGCAGCTAGACCAGGACTCTGATGGCGTCCGTGGCTACCTCGGTGAACTCCTGCGGCGGATAGCTGGCCTGGAAGACCTTGCTCTGACTGGCCTCAAAGAAGTACTCGGCCAGCAGACCGGGCGTCAGCGTGGACACCTCACCGATGTGCAGCACCCGGGACCGGCCGGGGAACAGGGTGAACAGGCCTGCGTCCGCGATCCGGTTGCGCAGGTGCGCGTCCCAGGCCCCGGGGTTGTCGGGGAGCCCCTGCCAGTCCTTGCTGATGAAGTCCACCCAGCGGTCCAGCCAAGTACCCCACAACAGCGGAGAGAACCACGAGACGCGCACAGCCTGGTCCGGCCGGCCGCTGGAGTTGTGGATGTGCCCGCAGACGGTCTGGATCTCCTTGTCCTCGCGGTAGCGCTGCGCCCAGGTGAACCACTCCAGCACATCGTCCGCCACCACCAGGTCTTCCTCAGCCAGAATCACGAAGTCATCCGGCCTGCGGAGGAAACCCTGCTGCATGGCCTCCTGGGTGTTGCCGGTCGGGCCTAGCCTGGTGTCGTTGACGATCACCTCGGAGGACCGGAAGCTGCGCTGGAGGAACGCCTTGAACTCGCCCACCGGGAAACGGTCATGGACCGGGCGCAGCGGGTCGACGCAAAACAGCAGGTGCGCGTCCTGGATACCCCGGACACGAGCCCAGGAGTCGATGGCCTTGCGCAGGTAGTGCTCACGCTGCCCGGAAACGGTGAAGGCGATGGTGAAGGTCACGCCTGCGGCAATCGGGCACAAAGCTCTACGTTCTCGTCCCGGAGCCGAAGATTCTCCCGGTGCAGGTCACGGTTCTGCTGGGCGTAAGCATCTGCGGCCTCACGCTGCACCTGAGTCCACTCAGCCCGGCTGACCGGCACGATGGCCGCGATGCGCCTGCCGTGATCGGTCAGCCAGGTCACCTGATCCTGGTCGCTGGCCAGGTCGATGGCATCTTGCAGGCCAGATAGCAACCGCTCTTCAGGAGTGGTACACGGCTCCGTGATCCCGTCCAGCGGCAGCTTGGGCATAACGTGGACTTCCAGAGTCTTCGGCTTCTTCTCATTCATAGCACCACACCTGCTCTCTTCAGGTCGCTCACGGTGTTCTTCAAGGCCCGGCTGCACGACGGGCTGAACCCGAAGGTGACGATCAGCCGCCCGTCCCGGTAGACCTTCCAGTGCCCGTTCCGCCCCACGGTGATGCCAGGGAGCTTGGCCAGCCTGCGGGCCAGTTGCTGGGCCTCACGTCGTTGTCCGCTCATAGTGCTGATACGGACTGGTGATAATCAGGTGTTCAGGAGGGGGCGGCGGGCGAGGTAGTCAGCGAAGCGGGCACCGATAGCAGGCCAGCGCTCGGCCTGGCGAATCACGCCACGGTTGCAGTCCCGGCAGATCAGGCCACGGATGCACTTCGGGCAGCCCTGCTCGGGCGGGTGGCCGGCCGGGCAGTCGTGGGAGTGGTCGATGGACAGGCCACAGACGATCTGATCACCTCCGTACCGCTGATAAGTCATGGTCTCTGGGCCGCCATGCAGGTCGCACAGGCCGGGACCGAAGATGGCAACTTCGTTCAAGTACTGCCGCTGGGCCACAGAGATCAGGAAGCTGCGATACAGCTTCCGGGTCTTCATGCAATCACGGCACCGAGTCTCACCCGGGGCAAACTCATGCCAGGGCTTGTAGGAACGCCCGCAATTCCCCAGCCCGTCATAAGAGCACGCCCGGCCGTGATCGTCAGCCCGGCCGAACTGGCGCGAGGAATATGTCTGTCCGGGGTGGGCGGCTTCCCAGCGCCTCTGCCAACGGGCGCGCTCCATCGCCTGGACAGCAGGAGCCTTGTTATGCTCCCGGACCTTGGCCCGCATGCAGTCCTTGCAGCGGGTGTCCTTACCGTGGGCTCCAGCCCCAGCATAGAACTCGTGCCAGAGCTTGTAGGTCTCGCAAGTCGTACATTCGCGGCCTTCGGTATCTACCTTGTGCTTGCGTGTTCTGCTCACCGTTCCAGAATAGCAGAAGCCCCAGGCGGGCTGGCCTGGGGCTTCTCCGTTCTTGACTCTACGCAGCTATGCGACTACGCTGCGTATAAGTCAATCGTGCCCGCGCCCCCGTTCCAGTAGGACGTGGGAGCCGAGGTGCCGTTGGAGATGAGACCAGTCGCCACGACCATCTGCTCAGGACGGGTGATGACCGGGAGCAGGTTCCACTCCATGAGGTACTGCCTCGCGGAGGGGTCCTTCTCCTTCCAGGTCTTGGTGAACTTCCCGGTGAAGCCGCTGGGGGCCTCGTCATCGGCCGTGGGGCCAATCAGCAGTTCCACCGGCCGCTGGTCGGTGTAGTTGCCGAGGTAGGCCTGGCCGTCCGGGACGTAGAAGGTGAGGTTGCCGCTGTCGTTCTCGTAGACCTGTTCCACCTGGGTCCAGGTCAGGCCGAGGAAGCCCGAGATGATCCCGGTGCTGTAGTACTCGTCCTTCATCCGGTCGGAGAGCATGCTCGCCGGGATGTTGACCGTGGAGCCCGCTCCCGCGTGCACCCAGGCCTCCATCAGCGCGGCCATGGTGACCGAGGTGGCGAACACCTCACGGCAGGGGACCCGGCCGTGGATCTGCACGATCCGCTTCCAGGACCGCACGTCCTCGATGATCTGGAACGGGGTGGCGTAGGTCACGGTGCCCGCGCCGGCCGACAGGTTGGTGTTCGCGTTGCTCAGGTCGGTGTTGCTGCCGGTCCCGGTGTTGTAGGTCAGCGACGTGTTGTTCACCCAGGCCGTGGCCGGGGTCACGAAATGGCTGGACGGGAACTTGTAGTCCACCGTGGCAATCACGTCGTTGTAGCTGTAGGAGATCCCGCCACCCAGCGCCTGCCAGATGGACCACTCCGCGAAGTTGTCGAGCCTGTAGTTCAGGTCGTTGATCTCGCGGAGCACGGCCTGCTCGGCATTGACCGTGGCGATCTCACCGGGGAGCCGCAGCCAGTGCAGCGTAGTCGGCTCAAAGACCTTCTTCTCCCGGAGGTAGATGAAGGCCGCCGACTCCTGCGAGCGCCCGAGGCGGGCCACGATGTGAGCCTCGGAGTTCGGCACGTTCGGCTTGGCCAGCAGGCGCGAGCCCTTCACCACGTCCCAGGTGGCGCTCGGGAACGGCCACGGGGTCTGGTCCATGCGGTTGAGCATGAGCAAAGACTCTGGCGTGGTAAACTTCTCACAATCTGTTACCACCGCTCACTGGGAGCGACGGCCAGGTCATTTCTGCCTGGCTCTGCACCTTTACCATCGAGTGCAGTTCGGACTATATCTTCAACTCCAGCCGCTTCGGGATGTACCGTCCCTGGCGTCTGTCGGAGTTGCCTCCCGTGTAGTCTCTACGGAGTCCCCGGTACGGGTTCCCTCGGTATTCCCCTTGGCTGGCGGGGTTCACCGATACAGGGAGGTGCACTCATCTGCTCACGCAGATGAGGGGCCGAGATCGACCACGCCCCTGAGAACCATTGGCTCCAAGAGGCTGATGTCCGGAATTTTAACCACTCCCTTTCAGGTATCGAGTAGGCTTGCAGTTATCTGGCAGCGACACCTACTAGATGCCCGGCCTGCGCCGCTCCTTCCGGAGCCACCTGGCTGGCCTACATGCCTAATCGGCTTGGAGAAGCGATGCCTAAAGGAAGGTGGGCAGGGGCCGTGCCCCGAGCCTGCGCAATCTGTGGAACTACCTTCACGCCCGCACGCAGAGCGCAGGAGGTGTGCCCGCCGTCTACAGGGCGGGACTGCCAGGCCAAGCACTACGCCCAGAAGCGAGCAGGAACCAGGACCGCAGCGGGAAAGCTGAGTCACCTGAAGCCAGGCATCCGGTGCTGTGAGACCTGCGGGCAGCCTTTCCAGGCCGCCCGCGCTGACGCCAAAACGTGCGGAACGAACTGCCCCGGCAGACCGGACTACATCCAGACCTGCGCGAACCTGGACTGCAAGCTCCCCGAGCGGAACGAGAGCGGCAGACACCTGCTCGTCCGGCAGTACCTAATCAAGGGCAGAAGTCAGGGGAAGGGCAACCAGCAGTATTGCTCCGCGAAATGCCGCGATCATGTCGCCCGCATCCGACAAGGCCAGCGCTTCCGCAAGTACAACGGGATGACCCGGGAAGAGTTCAACGCCCGTGGCGAGCGCCAGCAGTGGAAGTGCCTCATCTGTGGCACCACTCCCGAACCGGACAGGCGCAGACGCCTGACGGATGAAACTCCCTACCTGGAAGTCGATCACTGCCACACGGCACAGCTACTGCGTGACCTGCTCTGCGGCCACTGCAACAAGGGCCTCGGCCTGTTCAAGGACGATCCTGCACTGCTGGAAATCGCCATCGCCTACGTCCGGATGTGGCAGCAGATCCACGCTGGCAACCCAGCCGTGGTGCCCAGCCTGCTCATTGGACGTGGAAGTTCCGCTGGAATCAGCCCCTGAGACAGCACGCAGCCCCTCCGGGTGAAGCGGCCAAACTGTCCGGAGGGGCTGCGGCATAGGACCAGGGTGCTGGCCGCAACCTCGCGGCCTCGATATCAGGGTGAAAACCGGGTGGGCTCAAGCACCCTGGCCTACGTTCAGTTGTTACCTGGGAGTCAGCCCGGACCCGCTACGCCATGGCCTGGACCACGTGGGTTGTGCAGCGCAGGCCTGGAAGGTATCAGGACCGGGCTTCGTCCCCGGTGCCGGGTGCCCCGATCTGGGCTAAGACTCAGTTCGCAGTGCCCGGCACATCCCTTTATACGGCAACAAGCCCCGGCACCTTCCCGCAGGAAGCCGGGGCTCGCTGTCTCGCGGCCGGTCTCGATGGCCTGGCCAGGCCGATAGGACCGGGGTGAATCAGAACCGGAAGTAGCCGTTGCCCGAAGGGCCGCCCGCGCCACCGACATTGGCGTCGAACCGGGCCTTCAACTGAGTCACGATCCCGCCACCGGAGCCGGACCCTGCGGCGCTGGAGCCGACGCCACCGGCCGTGCCGGTGATCAGGCTCGTGGTGTCCGTGCCGCTGATAACCGAGAGGTTCAGCAGGCCCGCCACCACCAGGTTGCCCAGGCAGTCCGTGGAGGCCTTGCCGGCCGGGCTGGACGAACCGCCCGTGTCCCGGCCGTCCCGGAGGAACCCGGCACAGTTCTGGGTCCCGTCGCTCGCGGTCGCCGCATAGACGTAGTACTTCTTGTCACTGGTCTTGCGAGCGATGGCACAGCCGGTGGGAATCACTCCCTGGCCGCCCGCCAGCGTGACGCCGAACTGGGTGTAGCCCTGCATGGACTGAAGAAGCTCCAGCACCTTGGGGGCGTGGAACTCGTCCCCGAACTCCGTCCCATACTCGTGGGTCGGCTTGGTGTAGCCCGGGATGTAGTCGAACTCAAAGCTGTCGGTGGCCATGGCTCCCTGGGCTCCTTGTCAGTTCTTTCCGGTTGGTGGCTGCGCTCAGCGCTTGGTCGTGCCGTTGGCGGTGAAGTACCGGGAGGTGTGCTCGCTGTTGGTCAGCCGGGCAACCTCGCCCTCGATGTCCCTCGTCTGGCCCTCAGACGTGTCGCCCTCGATGCCGTCCGCCGACGCCAGCCGCACGTAGGGCTCGCTGGCGGGGGCCAGGAAGTCCTCCAGGCCCGCCCGGTCCCCGGAGAGGATCAGGTTCACGGCCCGGTCCTCGGCCTTCGGCATGAGCCGACCGACCTTGATGTACCCGCGCACCTCATGCTGGGCTTCCTTGCGCAGCAGGCCGGTGATCTGCTCCTGCTGGGCGTTGGAAAGCTGGGCAAGCTCGGCCACCGCGCCGATCATGTCCTGGGAGGTGACCCCGCCTTCCGTGGTCTCCCTGGAGAGCGGCATCCCGTTCGTCTCCAGCGCCCGGGTCAGGGCTGCGGTGAGTTCGCTGGTGTCCCCGGCGCGGGCGGCGCGGGACTCCAGGGCCTCCACGTCGGTACCGTCAAGGGCCTTCAGCGCCGCGATCAGTTCGTCACGGGTCTGCGGCATGTCATCCTCCGGGGGCATCAGAACCACTAGGTCATCACCGTCGTAATCGGCCATGGACGCCGCGACGGGCTCGTAGTCTTCCAGGTTGGTGACGTAGGGCCGGTTGGTCACCGCGACGTGCAGCAGCGTCGGGCCGGCCTTCTCGCCCGTGTTCGTGTTGGTGTAGTTCGTGGACAGGAAAGCGCTGGCCCCCAGGTAGGTCTTGCCGAAGCGGTCGGCGTCCTGGCGGGCGTCCACGAGCGCGTAGAGCTTGTGGTCCCGGTGCTCCAGGCCGACCACCTCACCGAGGTTGGCGGCGGGAGACTCGACATGCTGGTTGGCATCGTTGGCGAGGGGCACCTGAACGATGTCCCCGATCCCGGCCTCGAAATTGCGGACCACGTTGGTCATGAAATCAGGCGTGACAGCGATGCGCTCGCCTGTCCTCGGGTGGACCAGGGTGCCCTCGTTGAGGATGTGCTTACGGAACACCTGGCCCATGACCCTGCGGCTGCGGGCTAGCTCCACCGGCACGTCCCCTACCGGGGACCAGTCATCTCCGACCGGGCACGGAACCACATACTGCACCATGCAGGGGTAATCGGAGCAAGGAAAAGGGCCGCCCTTGCACCTCCATGGCTATATGATCCCATGGCACTTGACATGTGTCAAGCAGGAGTGCTGGCTGCCCTGGCTATGTCGTCACGGCGGACCATGGCCAGCGCCCGGTCGGCATCCGTGCCGTCAGGAAGGCTCTGGAGCGCCCAATTCCCGAGAACGGGCTGAGATGCCAGGAACTGCGCGTACTCCCACCAGGTTTGCCCTGAGCCCTTGCTGGCTATGTTGCTGAGCCTGGCGTCCGCGAACGGGGCGGGGAGGATGGCGGACTCGGGGGCTTCGTCGGTGTCAGTATCAGGCAGAAGCCAGACGCCTACCGCGCCGAGCCGGTTCCGGTACACCAGCACGTCCATCAGGCTGGTACCGCCTTGTCCCCGTAGTGCTCGGAGATCCCGGCCTTCACCAGGTCCCGCATCTCGTGGGAGTCGGCCACCATGCCGGGCGGGACGGCGGCGTTCAACTGGATCGGGTCCTCGGGCTCCCAGCCGGCCGTGCTGCGGGCGGCGGTCTTGGCCACGTACAGCGGGCCGTCCCCGGTCAGGCTGATAAGACGCAGCCCGTCCAGCACCCGGGACTCCAGGCAGTACAGCGCCAGCACCGGGTCCAGCCCCTCCATGTCCTCCACCCTGATGTAGCAGAGCTTGTAGAGCATGGGGTCTCCCGGGTGCTGCCACTCAGCGACAGCCCCGTCAGGGAACAGCCTGTCCAGTTTGGCCTGCCAGGCTGCGGAATCAGGCATCTGGGTTGACTCCGGTGTCCAGGAACTTGGCGATCTTGGCCTTCAGTGTAGGCGAGCAGGGAACGTAGGCGGCGGTCTCGGTCCAGGCCCGCAGCGTCCGTTGTTGCTCACCCTGCTGGAGCTTGCCCGCACCGATGAGACCCAACAGCACCGTCAGATTCTCGGTGTCGCCCTCCCAGGTACGGGCTCGGGCGATGTCCCAGGAGTCGGTGACAGTCCTCACTTCACCTTCACCACCTTCCACTGGCCGGGCACGTCCAGGGCGGTGAACTCGGTCTCGTTGTAGGACCCGAACCCAGTCTTCGGGTAGGACAGCAGTGCCTGGCGCGGGAAGGTGGCCTGGACCACGATGCTGTGCTGGCCGCTGCCGTAGGTTCCGGCAATCTCCGCTCCCGCACTCTGGAGATAACCCCAGCTAGCGATGGCGTACTGCGGCGGCGAGTCAATCACGTCGCCTGGCTTCAGATCCTGCGCCCAGTCGGCCGGGGTGTTCCACTTGAAGATCCGGTAGAGGGTCACGTCCTCGATGCCGGCCTCTTCCAGGTCGTTCTGGGTCAGTTGCCACTGGGCTCGCAGGAAGTCGCGCAGCACCGGCCCGAACTTGTCCTCCAGTTCCTTGGCCGCTGCGGTCTGCGGGGCGTAGCCGCCCGGCAGCGCCTCTAGCTGCTCCTTGGACAGCCCGAACAGCTTGGCGGCCTCATGCTGGAGCGCGACGATGATGGGGCTGGAGTTGGTCTGCGCCCAGGTCTTGATCAGCCCGGCGATGGCCCGCTCCCGGTCGTTGGAGCCCCAGTCCTGCTCGTAGGTGAGCCCTACAGCCTGGTCCAGCGCCTCAATGTCGGCGTCGGTGCTGTCCATCTCGTCCGCCAGCCGCTTGGCCAGCGCGAACTTCACCTTCGGGGCCTTGGACATCACGTCAGACGGCTTGGCGGGGGAGCCGTAGAACATCATGCTCACGTCCGCCTCGGTGGCGGCGTCCTCGGGCACCTCGGCAGAGGCGTGCTCGCCCGCAAGCTGGTCGGCCAGGGCACCCACGTCCGAGGACTTGCCCTTGATCTCAGCCTCGGTCTCAATCGCAGCGTGGGTGACCACACCGGACGGCGGCGGCTCCCACACCTGCTCGGGACGGCTGAACCAGCGGAACAGGTTGTCGGCCTCGTGCTTGCGGACCACAGCGCTGTTGGAGGCATTCATGGAGGTGACGACACGCTGCTCCACCGGCAAGCCCCGGATCTCGGTGATGCCGTGCGCCTTCAGCGCCGCAATCACCGCCGGGGCCTTGTTACCGGCCTCGATCATCATGATGTCATCCAGCAGCGATGCCCCGTCCTCCACGTCGGTCTCGTTGGTCGGGGTGAAGCTAGCCGCAGACACCAGGTCGAACGGGCTGCCGTGGGCGTCGTCCTGCGGCGCGGCGTCCACGTCGCCGTAGGCATCCCAGTCGTAGGCCCGGGTGCTGGTCTGGGCGAGCAGCCGGGGACTCAGCGCGATGTTGCCGCTGGTGTGCCCGTAACCGGCCCCGCGCAGGTAGAGCACCCCGGACGAACCGTGGCTCACCATGTCCGTCTTGCTGCTCATGCCGCCGATCCACTGACCGAGCACCCGCAGGCGGCTCTCGGTGGACATCGCGCCACCGGACAGGGCGATCTTGGTGCCGTCCTCGATCCCGTTGTGGTAGCTGTGCTGGAGCGGCTGGCCGTGCATCCACTTCACGCTGTCCGCACCCTGGAGCTTGGTGTCAGGGAACAGATCGAACCGCATCCAGATCGGGTGCCCGTTCGGGGCGTCGGGGTGGCGCAGATCCCAGTGCTTGAAGTAGGGCAGGTACCCGCCCGCCTCCACGAACTGGGCCACCTGCTCCGGGCTGGTCAAGGTGGCCCAGGCAGCCCGCCACTTCTCGGCCTCGTCAGCCGGGTCCAGGTTCAGGTCCGCGATCTTGCCGACCATCTTCCCGGCCTGGCTGTAGGACTGGGGCACCGGCAGCCCGAACTGCTTGGCGGCCTCGGCCCACACCTTCCGGTAGCTGGACGCCTTGTTCCAGTCCTTGTGCCGGGCCAGGTGACCGGCCATGGAGCGCCAGTAGCGAAGCTCCATGTACTGGTCGTCGGCCTCGGGCATCGGTATCCCGGCCGACTCCAGGAAGGCCCGGATGTTCTCCAGGCTCGCACTGCCCTTGGTGGCGTCGGCCTTGAACCGGATACGCCCGGTGTGCGCCGCCTTGGTGCCGGTGGCGTCGGTGTCCTGGAACTCAATCACCTCGCCGGTCGGCAAGGTGATATGCCAGGCGTAGCCGGGGTAGTCGAACGTACCACCAGCACCCAGCTTCAGTTCGCCGTCCTCGGAGTCGATGTTGCCAAGCTCGCGGACCACCGACTTCTTCTCCACGATGACCTTGATCTCGGGCTTCGGCTTGCCCTTCTCAGCTTTGGGCTCGGGCAGCGGCGGGGCCAGGGACTTGTCCCAATCAGGCAGGTCACCGGGCTTGAAGGTACCCGCATTGGCCTTGGCTTCCTCCACCTTGGCGAACAGATCCAGATAATGCTTGGCGGCGGACGCCACGTACTCGGGCTGGCCGAGCTTGTCCTTGACGGCGGCGTACTCCTTGGACTCCGGACCCTTGGCGATGGCGGCCTCGGCCTGCTTCAACTCATCGTCCAGCGCGGCCTTGTGCTTCTCCATCCAGTCCAGTTGCTTCTTGGTCCAGTCGCCTTCCCAGTTCTGGTCAGCCGCGTGCCTGCTCACAGCCTTGGCGGCGTTGATCACGCCCTTGTAGTAGGTGGCCCGGTTGGCCGGCAGCGGCGGCCCGGTGATCACCGGGGCCTGGATGTTGGTCGTGTCCCCGGTCTGGTGCTGCTGCGCCCACTGGGTGAACTCGGCCAGGGCGTTGCGGAGCAGCGCGGTCTCCCCGCGAATCAGGCGAGGGGAGTCCTTGCCCTTGCCGGCCAGTTCGGTCCAGACCAGGAACCCGGAGTGCTGCATGTCGGGGTTGGCGAAGAAGGCGCTGGCCCCGTAGCTCTTGGACGCCATCACATGGTCAAAGAAGCCTTCCTCGGAGAACCCGGAGTGAGTGCCGAAGCGAAGCTGCTCCTTGGGCACGGGCGGGAGCTTCCACCCGGCCTTCACATAGACGTTCTCCCAGAGCTTCTGGAAGTCGGCGGGCAGCCCGTGGATGCGCTCCTGAATCCCGGCCAGGTCCAGGGCTCCGGGCTTCACCGCCTGCCAGGGAGCGAGCGTGCTGGCGATCCGCTCGTCCTTGGTCTTGGAGATCCGGCTGGCCGCCCGCATGGCCGCGATGTAGGCCTTGTCCGCGAGAGCGCGGCTGACCTGGTGGTTCATAATCGCGTCGTATAGCTGGCTGGAAAGCTGCCCAGCAGGCAGGTCGGCCTGGCCGGTGATGTCCAGGCCCTTCCAGCTACCCAGGGTTCCCATGAGCGCGTCGGTCTTCATCCCGCCCACGATTGACCCGTCCGGCATGGCGTAGTAGGTCCCGGGCACCGACGTGGGGTTGTCCAGAGCCCAGTTCAGGACGTGCTCGCGGGCGATGTCCTGGACCTGGCGCTCGGTGAGCTTGCCCAAATCAGCTACCGCGTCAAAGCCCTCGCTGTTAGCAGGGATGTTGTGGGCGATCCCCTGCTCCCCGTCAAGCTCGGCCGCCCTGGTCTCGGGTGTGCGGTAGCCCCACATCCTGGCTAGCTGGGCGACGGCCAGGGCGTGCTGCCGGAACTTCTCGTCCCCGGAGTTCCACCAGCCTGCCCATCCGTACTGGTCAACGACGCGGGACCAGGGCGGGTTGCCGTAATTGTCGGGGTCGGCCTCGGTGTGGTACTTGGGCTTGGCGGCCTCGGCCTCTTCCTTGGCCTTCAGCGTGTCCAGGTACTGCTGAACCACCGAGCGCTTGTTGGAAGACCCGGCGTCGGGGCCGATGATGTGGTCATAGCTGTAGCTGGACCCTACGTTGTCCTTCCAAGTCTCCCAGGCGGCCTTCAGGTCCGGATCGTCCTTGTGGTCGCTGACGAAAGCAGAGATGGCCTGGAGTGACCAGCTACTCGCCGGGGTCTTGTCCTCCAGTGGCACGTCGTAGGCCTTGGCCGGGTGCACGTCCGGGGTGAAGACGGGCACCTCGGACAAGGTGTTGGCCCCGGCGTTCCAACGCAGGTGGGCTTGCTGGCTGATGGCATCCACCTGGGACTGGATGTGCTTGCGGTGCCAGGTGACCCACGAGCGGCGCTCCGCGTCAGTCAGGAACTCAGCATGCTGAAGCCCGGCCGCCAGGATGTAGTTGGCCACCTCAGCCTTGGGAATCACCACCTCCAGGCTGGTCCAGTCGCCCGGCACATCCATCTGTGCCGGGGTCTCGCCCGCACCCCACGGCCCCCAGATGATCTGGTGGGTGGCCTCGTTGGCCGGGGCTCCGGGGTGGGCCGGGCTGACCTTGCCGCCCTGGGCGTCAAAGTTGAAGACCGTCACCATGTCGCCCAGCTTCAGGGCGTCCAACCACTGGGCCTTCTCGTCCTTGTTCAGGGCCGAGGGGTGGGTGCCGATGATCTTCCCACCGCCGAACTCCTGGCTGTACTCCTTGATCAGCGCGGTCAGCGTGCTGGCGTCCAACGTGTAGAAGTTCACCGGAGCGTCGGGGCTGGCACCCGGCCACTTCGGTGGCTTGGTGTAGCCCTTGGCGTCCTGGGTGAAGATGTCCGCCGGCCCCTTGATCCCCGGGGGCAGCCCCTTCAGGTACTTGATCTCGGCGGGAGCGGTGGACTTGCTGGCCTGGTACTGCGGCACCTCGATGAGTTCGTGGAGCAGGCCCTTGATGGCGTCCTTCTGCTGCTGCGGGCCGTTGGCTCCGGAGTCGCTGAAGAATTGAATCAGGCGGGGGTAGGCCGGACTGTCATTGGTGATGCCCAGCCAGCCCTGCGGGGTGACAGCCCCGGAAGTATCCTGCTCGATCAAGGTCAGCAGCTTCTTCAGATCACCCTGGCTGTAGGTCTCGTTGCCGCCGAACAGTCGGTACTTGCTGGGCTGGACGCCAGGGTTGACCACGGTCGTCCCGTAGGCGTCCAGGATGTTGCCCTTGCCCAGTTCGGCCTCGGTCTGGGGTGCGGCCCACGTTGCGGTGTGACCATTGGATGCGGTCCAAAGCGCGGACCCGTCTCCGTGCACGCCCAGGCTGCCCAGCACGCCATCGTTAGCCCAGACTTGGTAAAGCCCTGGGTCGGGGCCGACGCCGACCTTGAAGAGCGTGGCGTAGCTCGGCAGGTTCAGGCCGGCCGGGGCCTGGCCCACGCCCTTCTCCAGGGTGAAGTGCTCAGGGTTCCCCGAATGCAGCCACTTGTAGGCAGCGGTGAAGGTCATCTGCTTGGCCGGGCCGCTCGCTGGATGCCAGATGAACTGGGCCTTCTTCCAGAACCCGTTGTAGGGATTCCAGTAGCCCTTGGCCGAGATCTCCAGGTGGGTCTGGCCGCTGCCCTTGTAGTAGTGCCCGAACTTGAAGAGCTTGGACCCGGCTGCTGTGCTGGACTTCACCGCGTTGGGCGTGACCCACTTCTGGATCGCGGCCTTGACCGCCTCAGCAGTGAGGGGCGTGACCGACCCGGGCTCGTGGTGACTGCCGGTCAGGGTGCCGCTGTTGATGGAGTAGTAGTCGGTGCTGGCTTCCCCGCTCGGCCCGCCCCGGCTGGTCTTCCAGGAGCCGTCCTCGTTCTGCCAGACATAGACATCCGAACCGGCATTGTCCGAAAGAGCCGTGGCGATCCAGTAGCCCAGGGCCTCAGAGTCGTCGTTGGCCGGTGCGATGTCCGGGTCCACCGCCCCGTTGCGGAGCACCGCCTTCAGTTCCCCGGCTTCCTTGATCTGCTCCACCAGGCCGGGGGACGGGGCGTCGATCTCCTTCAGCTTGCCTGCGACCAGCCAGCCCTCGTACTTGGTAATCAGATGTGCGCCAGCGTCGTTGAGCGAAGTCTTGCTGTTGGCGATCATCCAGCCGCCGTCCGGCAGCTTGATGTAGATGGACTTGGAGTCCTGGCCACCGGGATAGTTGTAGAACACCGACCCGGCCGGCACCTCACCCACCAGGGAAGAGTTGTCGTAGACGACCGGGATCGGGGGACCTTCGGGCTTCTTGGGTGCGGCAGGCTTGGGCATGGCACTGGCCGGAATCAGCGCATCCAAAGTGGCCGTGTTCGGCTTGCCGCTGCTGCCCCCGACCGGCTGGTGATGGCCGCTGCTCTCGCTGATGACGTGCCAGCCGCCCAGCGGGTCTTCGGCGTACCACTTGAAGGTGTAGTCATTCGGGGCTTCATGTCCCGGCAGGTACCACAGCGTGGACCCGTGAATCTCGGAGAGCGCCTGCTGCACGGCGGCCGGGGGCGTCGGGACGCCGGGGCTGGCCTCTGCCGGGGCCTTCGCCTGCGGAACCTCCGGGGTTCCTCCGTTGAAGATGTGAGCCACGTCAGCATTGGAGAGCGCGTGGATGGTCGCACCGCCATCGGTGACGTGGGAGACCTTGCCGCCCTGGACCTGGTACCACTCGGTGACCGTGGTGGGCTTGGTGAAGTTCTGGACCCACTCCCCAAAGCTGTTCTTGCGGACATAACGGGTGTTGCCGCCGCCCACTGCCTCCATGGACAGCGAGATGGCCTTGGCCAGCTTCGGGGCCAAGTCGGAGGTGGACCCCGCACCGAACGGCTTGTGGGCGTTCGCCATGTCCAGGATGTCTGAATCAGACACTTCGGCGGCTGGCGGGTGATAGCTGATGATCTTCTCGGGCGTGACTTCCCAATGGCCCTGGGACTGGTCGGCATTCCCGTAGACACCCTCCGGACCCTGCTCGTTGTACATCCACTTATGGCCCTCGCTGACCGGGCTGTAGGTGACGTAGAGGGTCTTGCCGTAGGTGTTGAGCGTCGCACTGTTCAGGGCACTGGAATCACCGCCGGGCAGCTTGGCCGCCCAGGGCATGGTCTTCGGGTCGATCCCGGTAATGGGCTCGCCCTTCTCCAGTGCGGCTTGGGCGAACCCGGGAATCTCGTCCCCGGCCTTGGACTCAAGCGCGGGCGCGACTCCCCCGGTGAACGTGCTGACCGCCCCGGTGATGTTCCCCTTCTGGGCCACCAGGGCCAGCGTCCCGTCCTCCACCCACTCCGGGTGCTGCATGTTCTCGTGCTGACCCTCGTCGCCCACCGGCTCTTTGGCGTCACCGAACTTCAGCCAATACCAGGAGCCTTCCGGAGTGCGGACGTAGAACTGGCCCTTCTTGGCGACAGTGGTGGCGTCCTTGGTCAACTGGAATAGCCTGGAGCCGTTCGGCCAATCACTCAGTAGCCCGGTGGCCTGCGCCTGGTTCGGCGGCTGCCCGGCCTGCTCGGGGCTCGGGCCTGGACCGGGCTTCTCCTGGCCGGGATGCAGGTGGTCGCTGACGATCTGCATGATCTCAGCGGGGGTGTAGTCGGTGTAATCTCCCTGCTCGTTGTAGCTCCGCACGCTGTGGTCGGACCCGATCTTGAAGAACGGGGCCTGCGGGTGACCGGACTTGCCAATGGCCGGCGGGGACTGGGTAGCCGCCAGGGGCTTGCCGTCCTTCAGCCGGAAGTACCGGGCGTTCGGCTGGTTCTTGTGCGTGGCGGTGTACCGGAGCAGGAAGGCGATCTGGGCTCCCCACTCGCCGGTCTTCAGCGCATCCTGCTGGAACTTGGGGGCGGTACTGGCCGAAATCAGGTGGTCCAGGTCGGCCCAGCCGGGCTGCTCGGTGAAGCCCAGATCCTTCGCAGGCGGGTGGTAGACAGCCCCGCCCATGGGCGTGACATCCCACCAGCCGGCTGCCTTCTCTTCTGGCGTCGGCGGGCTCGCCCCGTACACCCAGGGCGTGGCCATACCGGCCGGGGCCTGGGTGATGTAGGAGTGATTGCCGATGGACTTGGCCTGGGCCTGGGCGTGCGACAGCAGACCCGAGCCGGGCAGCAGCTTCACCCAGGACGCGGTGCCAGTCCCGGTGTCCACACCGATGCCCTGAGCAATCAAGTCCTGCACATCGGCTGGCAGGCCCAAGAGTGCCGCCATCGAGGAAGAGTCCATCGGGGAGCCGGAAGCTCCAGGCTCGGGGTAGACCCCGTTGAGGATGTCCAGGATGTCCTGCTTGGACAGCAGGTGCGTGGCAGCCGAATGCTCTTCGCCGGGGCTCCCGCTCCACGGCGTCAACTCGGTGACAGCGGCCCCGGGCAGCGCCTTGTCCGTCTGCCAGGGCTCGATCTTAAAGACCTTCCTGCCAGGCTTGTAACCCATGCTCCAGGCTGTGTCGTGTGGGTACTGAACCCCGATGTTCCACCCGTTCAGCAGCGCATCCGGGTCCTGCCACACGTAGAACGGGGCGTCCCCGCTGTTCACCTGAGTGATGCCGTAGGCGATCCTGCCGCGCATGGAGGTGTCGTGCGTACCTGGCTTGTGTGTCTCCTTGCTGACTTCCTTGGCCAGGTCGGTGATCTGCTGATCCGGGGTCTTGGGCAGTCCTGAAGCCTCGGCCTGCTCAGCCTTGTCCTTCAGCGACGCATACCCGTTCTGGAACAGAATCAGGGTGTTGCCGGGGCTGCTCTCATGCGGCGAACCGTTCACCCAGTGCGTCAGCAGGTGGGTGCCGTTGGCCTCCCAGTAGTTGTCGGCTGCGGGTGCAGTAGACGGGGGCAGACCTACCTGCACCACCCACTCGGGGAAGACCCCTCCAGTCTTGACTACCCGGCGCACAATCCCGTCGCTGTGGCTCATGATCAGCACGGCGGCGATGGCCTGGAACTTGTTGTCCAGGACGTGGCTGCTCGGGATGAGGTTGACCTGCTTGGCGGCCTCCTTAATCAGGTCGTCAAGCTCCTTCGCATTGACAGGCTGCTTAGCCGCAAGCTTGTCTTCCACATCCTTGTACTGGGCCTCGTCCAGCAGTTCCTTCAGCCATGCGACGTATGCACCCTTGGTGTCCTTGCCGAACGCGGGATAGCCAAGCTTCCAGGAACTGAACGCACCCCAGGTGCCCTTGGCCAGCGGGTTCCCGGCATTGTGCAGGATGGCCAGCACCTTCCAGTGATCACTGCCCTCGATGGCGTCAATGGCGTGCTGGACCTGCTCGGTGGTGAACGTCTTGCCGGCGATCTCGATGTCATGCCCGGCAATCTCCTGGGCTGCCTGGGCGTGCTGCGCCTGCTCGTGCGCGGCCTGCTCAGCCTGGGCTGCCTGGGCCTGGGTAGCGGTTAGCTGCTCTAGCTGCTCCTTCAGGTGGTGCATCACGCTGATCTTGACCTGGCCAACGTGCTTCTGCTTGGTCCCGGGCGGGATCTTCAGCCCTGGGTACTTGGCCAGCATCTCCTTGTTGATGTCGTGGTAAGCCATCTCCCACAACGGGTGCCCGGCCTTCTGGAGCGGCTGCTTGACGGCCGTGGACTGGGTGTTGTCCAGAATCTCGATGGCCTTGGCGATCTGCTCGGCGGTGACCGGGATGGTCCCGGCGTCCGGGCCGCCCTTGCCCCCGACGCCCTTGGCGATGCCAACCGTGGCCCCGCTCAGGCCAGCCAGTGCCTCGGGGCTCGGCGGGACGGCGGCCTCAGGGAGCTTGCCCGCCGCGTCGTAGGGCTTCAGGTACCCGCCTTTAAGGTAGGCCTCAGCCTGGTCGGCTGGCGCAAGACCGGGCTGAGCACCACCTGGGGCGATGATATGCCAATCACCTGCGGGGGTCTTGGCCCACACAACCCCAGCGTTGCTCGCCTGGTAGAGCTTCCAGTCCGATGGCACCCAGGACGCCAGCTTGCCCTGGAGCAGGACCGGGACCTTCTGCTGCTCAGCCAGTAGCTGGTGCCAATGCCCGGACTGCTGGAGCCATTCGCTGATCGCGCTGGCAGGCATCTCGGACACCCCGCCAGCGGAGTACTCCCCGGCCGGGGTGAGGATGACCAGCTTGCCATCCTGCTGGACACCCTTCTCATCCTTGCCGATGGGGCCTAGCTGGACGTACTTGACCGACGCGGCGACCTCGGCGTCGTTGTGCGGGTCCACGCCGGACGGCACCCAGACCACCGACTGAGCAGGCACGGAGTAGGCCTTGGCCCCGACGTAGACCAGCTTCTCGTGCTCCTTCAGATCGTGCGGGTGCGACTTCAGCACAATCAGGGAACCGATGGGCTCGTGGTAGTACTTGGTCCCGGCCGGGGTGGCGACCTTGGCGGTGTGCGTCTTGAAGGCGTGCTTGGCCGCTTCCTCTTCTTCCTCCGTGAGGATGGCCAGCAGCACGCCAGTCGCCAGCAACGCCTGGTCCCGGGTCAGCACGCTGAGGAAATCGGGCTAGCGGTACCAGCCCTTCCTGATCCCCTTCGCCAGGGCGTACAACTGGAGGAACGGGGCTGCGGTGATGATCACATAGATCCTCATGCGGGCACCTCGATAAGCCCTGGCACCGCCTTCAGCGCCTCCTGAGCCTTGGCCAGGTCATCGCTGACCACCGTCAGCCCGTTTCTTTCCATCCCCGTCAAGCTCATGGGACCGAACTCGAACGGCGGATCAGGCCGCGCCCGGGACAGGTCGGCCAGGGCTCCCAGCGCCAGCGCATAGCTCGCCCGGGTCAGCGCCCGGTACCGCATGGTGGCCAACTACGCCTCCTGGGCAAACGAGAACCTGGTGTCTCCCCGGTAACCACGCTGGACGTGCATGGCCCCTATGGCATTACCCATCGGAAACCCCAGCGAGCCTCCCGTGCCGTAGCACCGGATCTCCCTGATGCCGCCGAAGCCATGGATCTCCCGGATGAACCCATACCCGCTGAACACGTTGCGGAGCGGGACCAGGTAGAGCAGGTTGACGGCGATCCGGTAGCTGTGGCTGAACCACTTGCGGGTCTGCGAGTACGGCGGATTGCCCATGGCCCAGTCCACCTGATCCCAGAAGGCATAGAAGTCCTGCGGAGCTTCGCCGGGATCGCACCATTCCGGATTGATCTCGCACCAGCGCGCATCAATCCAAGGGCGGGCTGCCAGCCGGCCATGGAACACCCGGTTAGGACCGCGCCCGGCATCCAGAACGGAGAGCGGTGAGGAACGGGCTGGCTGGGAGTCCAGGAAATGACTAATCATGTCTTCAGCGGCCCACGGCGGGGTCAGCACCACGTCCCCCTGGCGCTCACTGACCACAGGCATCCGTGTCCACTGTGCCCCCGTGCGGTTCTCTTCCAGAGCAGTCATGACGTTCCTATCCCGAGCATCGCCCTGATCAACTGACCAAGCTCGTGGATCGCACTGGCGATGAAGTGCCTCAGGGACTGATACCGATCCTCTGGCATGTCCGCGATGTCATCACTGGAAATCATGTCCTCGGGCTCAGGCACCGGAACGGGCTTGGTGATGGGCTCGGTGTCTGGCTCCAGCAGGACGATCTCCAGCACGCAACGGCAGTTGTGTACGATGATGTTATTGCCGATGTACCAGCCACTCCTAGTCTGGAGGTTGTAGACGTGCCCCGTAAATGGCTCCCGGCTGACCCTGACAACCTGATCCAGCGCTACCTGTCCGGCGAAGGTGTCAAGCCGCTGGCCGAAGACCAGGGCATCTCTCGCATGACCCTCACCAAGTTCCTGGTCAGTCAGGGAATCACGATCAGGAGCATCGGAGAGCAGCAGCGCATTAGCTCGGCCCGGCACACTCCCGCCCAGCGGCAAGCCAGGGCTGCCGCTGCCCATGCTGCCAGACGTGGCCAGCGCGACACCCGCGAGACGCTGGTGCTCCGGGCACAGATGAACGAGCAGCGGCAACTCGGGATCAGTCCCTGGGAGATCCTGGTAGCACAGATGCTCCGCGAGCGCGGCCTGGAGTTCCGCCAGCAGACCGCCGTAGGTACCTACAACGCTGACTTCACTTCCGGCTCCGTCGCCATGGAAGTCTTCGGCGGACGTTGGCACTTCGCTGGCCGTCACCGCGCCCGAGCCCAGGAACGCTTCCGCTACTTCCTGGATTGTGGACTGCATGTGCTGATCCTGCTGATCACTAGCGAACTGCCTCTGCTGCCCAGCAGTGCTGACTACGTAATCAACTTCTGTGATGTCGCCCGCACGTTTCCAACCATGACTCGTCAGTACCGGATGATTGGGGGTGACGCGGAGGTGCTTATCAGACAGAGTGCTGATGACCACCAACTCACCGTCGAATACCCGCGCAGTCGCTCCCGTAATGCCCTTGGCCAGTACACGGGCATCCCCCGGTAGACAATTCGGGTGGCGAGGGGGACCCGTCAGCCGGCCCCGGTAAACGGCTGGCGGGGCAATCTCGTGGTGCTTGCCCTGGGCGGGAGCCCCGTGACTGAACTCTTCACCCAGCGGAATCACGGTACCGTGCAGTGCCCGGCACCACACACAAGACCGGGGATCTTTCCCGTCCATGCTGGCGACCCAGCGCTTCAGCGACCCGGCTGCTGCTCCCTCGATAAGCGCCTCTGTCGCGCCGCCAGCGGCTGCCTGGTGGACGGACAGGCTGTTGCGCATGGCCAGGGCGTCCGCCTGCCCTTCCAGGGCTCTGCGTACCGCCTGGGCTCGCCGGGTGGCCGTCTCGAAAACGGGGTTGGTGCCAGGTGTGGTGACCCCGGGGATGAAGTTCTGCTGCGGCACGGAGTGCCAGGCGCGGATGGCGGCTTCTTGTATCCGTCCCGGGGCCTCGTTGTAGGCCCGCTCGATGTCCTGTGTGAGGAAACCCAGGAGCGTTGTGCTCGATGGCGCTGCCTGTTGTACGGCGGACAACGCCTGGGCCTTGGCCTGTGCAAGGGAATCAGCCAGGGAGTGCGCCACGTCGGGCCGGTGCAGCAGGGTGAGGATGGAGCCGTGCGGGTTACTCTGCACCACCGTCGCCAGGTTCGCCGCGTACCGGCTGATCTGGTGCCGCACGCTCGCCGTCACCTGGGCTCGCAGCCCCGCCGCCTGATCCTCCGCCACGGCTACATAATCGCCTGTGAGTGATGGACCATAAGCAGCAACAGCGCCCGCTGATAGCCAGCGATCTCTGCCTTCAGCCGGGTAGTTTCCTGCTTCCATGGACGGCGATTCCGGGTCTGCTGTGAACGATCGGCTGGAGAGGACGATCAATGCGAATGTCACCGGGCTGCCAAACGAACCGGCTGCTGCGGTCATCGGTGCTGGACAGGGCTAGCTGGGTGGCCGCCACCTGAGCCTGCTTGTAGGCCAGGGCCTTGGCCAGCGCATCCTTGGCCGAAGACTTCGGCTTAGCGGTCGGTGCCAAGTCCCGGGGCTTCCCTTCAGCCGGGAGCAGCCGCGCCTCCACGATGTTCCCATGCACCCCGGTCACCCGGATGGTCCGGCCCCGGGGCAGCAGCACCTCGTCCTCACCGTCGCCGGTCTGGTCCGTCAGCTTCCCCTCTTCGTAGAGGTTCTTGTAGGACAGCATGCGCTCGCCGGCCGGGACCGTGATCCGGATGATCTTGCCCTGCCCGGTCCCGCCCAGGAACGACTCGGCCACGTCCTTGTCCGTGGACGTGCTCATGTAGGCGTCGTCGTGAAGCTCGGTACCCGGCGTGATCCGCTCGGGCAGGAACCCCCGGGCTCCCCGGTAGACCGCCACTGAGTGCGAAGTCGGCACGGCCATGTCAAAGGCGTGGTCCAGGTATCCGGCACTGATGGCCAGGCGCGCAGGCGAGCTACCAGGCAACGGCTCATCCGGATGACGCAGGTTGTAGTTGACCTGGCGGTAGCCCTGGTTCTTGTAGTCGTCAAGCTCGTAGAACGAATCATCCGGTAGCTCCCCGGGCAGGCCGATGTGGCTGTGCACCTGGAATCTCTCGTAGGGCCGGACTTCCTCTTCACGGCCGCGCACCTCGCGCTCAAAGCCCCGGACCTGGGCCAACTCCAGGGGCTCAGGGTTCTCCGCGCATGTGGACCAGCTAATCACCTGGCCAGACGGAAGCCGGACGGTCACAACAGCCCCCGCTCCTTCAGCCGGGCACGGACGAACTTCCCGTACCGCTTCGCGGCCGGCCGGGGATGCTTGTTCGTGGTGTACTCGCCCCACAACTCAGCCTGCGCCTCGGACAGGCTCTCCTTGCCGTACAGGCTGACCAGCTTGCGGACCTTCTTCTCTGCCCTGCCCCACCAGGTGAACTTGGCGCTCCACTGCTGCTGGGGAGTACCGGAAAGGTCGGGAGGGTCGATGCCCAGGGCATGGGCGAGCGCCGCGATGGCATCCTTCTCGCCCAGGATCTCAGCCACATGGTGGCCTATCTCGTGAGCCAGGGTGATCGCGGCCTCGGAGTGCTCCTTGTCGGCAGGCACATAACGGTTGCTGATCCGGTGAGTCTCATGGCTCACCCCGCCGAACACGACCGGGTGAAGCTCGATCCGATGCGGGTTGTAGAACCCTTCGGCATAGCCGACACCGGGATTCAGCACATGCACGTCAACATTGTCCGCTGCCCGGCCCATGAACTGGCGCTGACGCTCTAGCTCGTCAGCGACCAGACGGCGGCCTTCCTCACCCACGCCGGATTCGTGCAGGTGAACCCGGTCATAGGACCGGACCATCTCCAGGCCGTGCTTGCCGCGCCGCTCGTAACCCTTGACCGGGGACTCGGACAGAATCACCTGGCAGGCCACGATGTCCGCTGCCAGATCCCGGGCAAGCTCCATCAGCGCGGCGTCGGCCTGGGCGACGCTCACGCCGCCTCGGGCTCTGCGGCCTTCTCGCCCGCAGCCTTGGCTTCCTTCTCGGGCTCTGCGGCCTTCTCGCCCGCAGCCTTGGCTTCCCCCTTGGCCTTGTCCAGCGGGTTCCCGCCCTGGCCGAGCGCGGCCGAGCCGATGCCGTTGCGCTGCGCCCACTCGTTGGCCAGCGGAATCATGGCCCCGATGTCCATGTTCACCCGGCGCACGTTCATGGGGGCGTCGGAGTTGAGTCGGCCGTCCACCGCGTCGATCAGCATGTTGGCCGCCCAGCGGTGGTGGCCGTCCACAACGTAGCCGTCCCGGGTCACCATGATGGGCTCGGACATGGCCTTGACGGCCTTGGGGTTGCCGTGCAGGAAGGCGTTGGCAAACCCGGCGACCTTGGCCCCCGATAGCTCGGTCTGGGTGGCCTTCAGCCGGCCGGCCGGGACCGTGGTGCGGGTCACGTCATGGCCGTGGTCCTTCAGGTACTGCTCAAACTCGTCCGTCAGGTCCGCAAACTTGCCAGGGCCACCGGCCACCTGAGCGGCGTGGGTGCCTGGCTGGGCCAGACCGCTGAACTGGGGCATATGGATACGGCGGATGCCCTTGTTCTGGGCGGCGAACAGGTTGGTGCCCTTGACAGACAGCTTGCCGAAGTCCCAATCAGGCTTCTCGTTCTTGCCTGCCGCCTCGGTCTCGGCCGCATGCCGGGCCACCTCCTGCATGAGCAGGGTCAACTCGGTCGGCTTGTTCAGCCGGACGTGCTTGCCCTGGGCCAGTTGCCGTAGCGCTTCTTTGGTGTCGCCCTTCACGTCGATGGGGTCAGAAGCTGTGCCCTCGGCCACGCCCAGCGGCCGGCCCGCCTTGGTCAGATCCTTGACATCCTCGCTGACCGGGCCGAAATCAGGGGTAATCCGATCCTCGTGCGGCGGAACCCAGTCCTGCTCCCAGTCATGCGGGTCGATCTTGTACCCGGCTCGCGCCATGTACTCGCGCTGCTGCTCGGCCACCCCGGCCCGAGCGGCCTTGGCCTTTGCCGCGCCCTTCCCGGTCCTCAGCTTCGGGCCACCGCGACCGGGCTCCTTGCCCGCTGCCCTGGTGACCTTGGCCAGCGGCCCCTCACCGCCCTTCCCCGGCTCCCCAGCGGCTCCTGCGGCCGGGGCGGCGGCCTTGGGTGGCTTCGGTGGCCGGGAGTACTTCCAGCCCTTCTCGGCCAGCGCAGCCCTGTCCAGGCCGGTGTTGGACCGCATCACCGCGCCGTACTTGAACTTGCCGCCTTCCTGCGGGACGCCCTCGGCGTGCAGCCCGTGGCCCAGGTCGGCCAGGGAGTTGCCGGTCCTCGGGTGGGTGAAGACGCCGAGCACCTTGTGGCCGCCGATGGCGTCCGGGTGTGCCCAGCCATGCTCCATGGACTCGTGCGGGCGGACCACTTCCTCCTTGCCGCGCACTTCCCGGGTGAACTCCTTGACCTGGGACTCCACGGCCAGGCCGAACGGATCGTAGGAACGCTCCTGCTCCAGGGCGAATGCCAGCACCCGCTCCATCCGGGTCTCGCGGGACTCCACGGGGTAGCACTCGAAACCGCCCGGGAGCAGGGACGACAGAATCAGGGACGAGCCCTGGCTCTGGGCGTAGGCGAGGATCTTGTCCAGGCTCACAGTCCCCTTGCTCATGCCGGTGCTCCTTCTAGCTCGGGCGCATCGCGGGCCAGTGCCACCAGGTCATCCACAAAGCTGCGGGCGCTCGCCTGCACCTGCTGGAAGTTGTCCGGGAGGTACTGGCCTGGGATACCGCTCTGCTGCCCCTGGTCGCTTCCTGGCGGACCACCAGGCCCTCCCCCTGGGCCGCCCTGGCCCATGTCCTGGCCGAACTGGCCGGGCATCTGCGGCGGCTGCGGCTGGCCGTTGACACCCATCTGGGTCATGCCCTGGCCGCCGTACTGCTGGTCCAGCAGATCCTGCTGCTTCTTGCGCTCCGCCTTCAGCTTGTCGTAGTCGATGTCCAGGCCTAGCTCGTCGGCCATCCGCTGCTCCAGTTCGATCATGAACTCGGGAGAGACGTTGGCCTGCGGGCCGGCCGCCGCTAGCTGGGTGAAGATCTCCTGGACAGCGGCGCGCTGCTCGGCTGTTAGCTGGCCCCACTTGAACTGCGGGTACAGCCCGGAGCCGAAGTTCCAGTCGATGAAGCGCGGAATCAGATCGTGGTTGATGGTCTGGGCCATGTCCTCCAGGAAGGACTCCAGCATCATCATGAACGTCACGTCAGACTGCTTGCCGAAGTCCACCAGCGTGGAGTCACCCTCGGAGCCGCCCTGGTCCTCATCGAACCACTGGGCCAGGATGCTCTTGCTCATCTGGGACTTGTGGTGGTTGATCAGACCGAGGAAGTCGAACGCGGCCCCGCCGTCGTTCAGGACGGTGACCTGCCAATCCGCGTTCGGCACCACGATGTACTGAGCCATGCCCAGGTCGGCCATCGCCTTGATGAAGCCTTCCTTGTCCGCCCGGGGCGGGTTCGGCGGCATCGTGCCCACGCGGGTGCCCACGGCCTTGCGCTGCGCGGCCAGGTGAGCGATGAAGTAGAGCTTGGTCACCTTGTCGTAGTGATAGAAGGCCGACTCGAACATGGACACGCCGTAGAAGGGGCGCTCGGCCTCTTCGTTGGCGAAGTAGAAGCTGTTGTCCCGCTGGATCTTCACGTCAATGGTGCGGCCCTGGAAGAACGTGTTGTGGACGAACACCCCGGCTGTCAGGGCAAAGTTGTGGTAGCCCTCCACCTCAATGTCATAGACAGCCTCGGGCTCCACGAACCGGACCGCTGCCACCTTGTGGTTGCTCGTTAGGCTGACCTTGTAGTCCTTCCAGCCAGTGAATCCCTCGGCCCGGACGCGGGCGTAGATCACATCCTGGCTGGTCTCCAGAGCACGGGCCACATCCCGCCAGCCAAACACCTGGCCTATGGCCACGAACTCACGGGCAGCCTGATCGATGTCCCGGAACGTCACCGGAACGCGGCGATTATCAGCCTGCCGCCCCTCGGCCTGCTCCTGGCGGCGCTCAGAGATCCGATGTGCCCGGCGCGTGCGCGGCAGCAACGACCACTTGTAGTCCTTCCAGGATGGGAAGCCCGCGTCCCAGATGCGGTCGTAGATCACGTCCTGAGAACAGCCCAGCTTCCCGGCAACCTTCTCCCAGGACAGGCGTGAGCCTGCGGCCACAATCGCGCGAGCGGCCTGGTCGATGTCCCGGAAAGTGATCTCGGAGTGGTTGCCCCAGACTGCCGGGTCCGTGGCTGCTCGGGCGGCCTGGATGGATGTCTCACCATGTAGCTTCTTGTGGGCATCCTGAGTCATGCGGCGAAGGTTGCGCGGATCGTTGTTGCGATGCTTCAGACCAGCAAACCCGTGGTGAATCACCTCACCAGGCCCTGCCGCGAATCCAAGCTCCCTGGACACCATCCTGTGGGTGAACTCCCACTTACCTCTGCCTGGATGCCATACCTGCTCGTACTTCTGGGTCACACCAAGGCGACGCTCTTGCCGGTACAACGGCATGAGCGAATCGCCTGGCTTGAGATTGGCGGCTCGCTTGTACGTCCCGTCCTTGAGCATCCAGGGGTGCGTCAGCGTGCAGCGAACCTTCTCCCCGTTGTCCAGGGTGACTTCAACCAGCGGCTCGGAGTCCGACACCTTCTTTGCGTGCGTGACCTTGCCGGGAACAACCCGGCCATCCTCAGTACAGGAGTACACCCAGAACCGCTCACCGGCCGCCCAACGTTCGGCCAGACGATCCATCCGCTCGTCTGTTCCATCGAGCAAGTGTACGAAAGTGTCCCCTGACCAGCATCGTTGCCTAAACCCGTTGAACTGGCCCTGCCCGTCCAGCAGGAACGTCAGAGTCTCACTCGGCCGCCAGCCAATCTCCCGCAGCGTCCACTTGCCCTTCAGCGGGCCGGTCTCGGGCTGCCAGTAGATCAGTTCCCAGGCGCTGAACCCGGTGAACAGGGCCAGCAGCATCTGCTTGATGAACCGCTTGAACGGCCAGACCATCCCGCCGCCGGCCGGTGGCAGGAAGAACATGTCCTTGATGAACTGGCTCTCCTTGGTCCCGCCCGTCTGGCCGTCCGGGGGAATCACGGAGCAATTCTTCAGCGCCGCCAGCGCGGGCATGGTCATCAGCCGGTACAGGGCTCGGGCCTGGCCGTCCATCCGCCGCATGGTGTTCAACTGGCGGATTGACGGGCCGCCTTCTTCGCGGAATTAAGAACACTTCCCACGAATCCCGGTAAGGGGTCGCAAAAGGAAGTGTAAAAGGTAATACGGCACCCCCACACTGAAGTTCAATTCCTGGTCGTCCGGCTTTTGGGGGACAGCCACCTTATCTAGGACATAGCCTTCTTGCCCAAAGCCTTGGTAATTGGGCTGTCACTCCCATGCCGCCCGGTGGAGAAGAACCGAAGCCTGCCTGGGGTGGGGGAGCCGTGCTCCCCCCTGCCGCATCAGCCACTGGCATCACCTCCCCTCCTGACGGGGAGGCTGCGCCTCCGAACGTCCATGTCACAGAGACAATCGGGGGCTGCTAGGCAGCCAGCCTGACCAGCACTTCCTCGGGGATCTCCAGCCAGTCGTGCTCGGGACGGCGAGGGTGGCACGAGTTGCACAGGGTAACCAGCCACTCTGGGTCGTTGGTGCGCCAGAGCCGCCACGGGATCTTGTGGTGGACGTGCAAGATCCTACCGCTGAAGTCGGTGGTCTGGCAGTCCTGACAGATGTAGCCATCCCGCTCCAGGATCAGGAGCCGGCGCTTTGCCCATCCTCTGCCCCGGTAGTCGTTGGCACCGCCCATGAACTTGGGCTGCTTGCGTCGGACGATACCCAGCTTAATCGCCTTGATCTCGACCGCCTTGCGGGACCTGCCGGTACGCCGGGCCACCTCGGCCAGGCCCAGAGACAGGTCCGCAAGCAGTAGGATCTCGGCGGGCTCCCAGTCCCGGTAATCAGGCTTACGCTCGATACCCAGCAGCTTCGCCCGGTACTCCACGGCCTTGTAGGAGCGCCCTGTGCGGTCGGCCACGTCCTGGTAGCCCAGGCGCAAGTCGGCCAGCAGCGTGTCTTCCAGCGCCGTCCAGGGACCATCAGTGACATGCCTACCGCTGCCCCGGACGATGCCTAGACGGTTCGCCTTGTTCTCACAGGCATGGGCCGTGCGCCCGGTCAAGGCAGCGATCTGCGGGAACTCCAGCGCGCCAGTGGCTTGTTCCCGTTCGGCGCGGACTTTGGCGAGGAGTGCGTCATCCACGATCTCGCTCATCCCGTCTTCCCCTCCCGCTTACCCGGGACAGCCCCGGCGGTCTCGTTAAGCATCCGAACCGCATCAGCGACGGCGCGCCAGTCGGCGCGGGCTTCAGGCGGTACCTGATCCCAGGCCGGCATTTCGCCTAGACGGTCCGCCGATGAGAGGCGGAATGCCTCGTAGGCGGCCATTGCCAGAAGTTCCAGGCTCGCGCTCATCCCGTTTCCCCTTCCCCAGCCACAACCCCAGCGGCCGTGTCTCCTTCACCACCAGGCCCCGGGACCGGGCGGTTAACCTCTTGCAAGCGCCGGGCGAGCGCCGCCCTGAATATGTCATCCGCCTGCACCAAGTCCCGGGCGGCGTCCACCAGTTCCTTGTAGCGGGCTTCGGCGGCCGGGCCGATCCCATCCGGGCCAATGCTGCCTTCCGCCTGCGCCAACTGGATCGCCAGCACGGCGCGGGTGACCCGCATCCGGGCACCGACGAGGAGCAGTCCTGGTCCTTGCGGCGACAGCCAGCGATCACTCACTGCTTCTCCTCTCCCGGTACTGGAACCCGGGCAGCAACGGGAACGAGCGGCGCTCCCATGACGGTTGAGGTCGGGCAGCCGCATGTCATAAGAATCTCCCAGATTTAGCCAGAGCGTCCCATCGGCAGCAAGAACACGATGTACCTCGGCAAGAATCATGCACAGGCTCTGCACATACTCCGCAGGCGTGGACTCCAGCCCAAGCTGCCCGGCAACACCGTAATCACGCTGGCCAAAATACGGCGGGGAAGTCACGCAGCAGTTCACCGACTCATCGGGCAGCTTCGCCAGAACGTCCCGGGCATGGCCGAGGTAGAGCGTAGCCACGCCCTGCTGAACGTATGGCTCTAGACCCATATCCCCTACTACGGCTGGTGATCCGGCACATCGCCATAGTCGAACCCGCCGGCGAACGCGGGCCGGCCGATGCCGTCGATCTCCACATGGTTCTGCTCTATGGGCTCGTGGTAGCGGTGCGCGTCGGGCACCTGGAAGCCTATGGGCAGCCCGTCTATGCCGCCTACCGGGGACCCGGACCATTCCTCCAGGCCGCTGCCGGGATAAGCCTGCGTGCCTTCCTCGTCCTCGCGCCCGCCGAGGTAGATAGCCCCGCCACACGCGCCAGCCAGACTGTCCGCGATGTCCTTGCTGTTGTGGACGAACACCCCTGCCGTGAGCGCGAAGTTATGGTGGGCATCTACTTCCAAGTCGTACACCCACACCGGCTCATCAAGCTCTACTAGCTCCACGAGCCTGACCCGGTGATTCTGGCCGTCACGCTCCCTGAAATCACCCCAGGACTCATAGCCTGCGGCCTTCAGCACAGCTACCGCTGAGTTCCGGTGCAAGCCAACACGCCTGGCCGCTGCACCTACCGAAGCTGCGTCGCGGACGGTACGCAACAAATCCAGCCGGTCGGCGTGAAGCTGGCGGAACTTGGCCTCTCGCGCCCTGTAGGCGGCTCCCTCAGCCAGCACCTGGCGCTGGGCATCCTTGGCTTCCGGGCTCTCCCAGTACGCCCGCTGGGCTCGCCTCAGCGAAGATACGTAGCTCTCATCCTCGGCGTGGCGCTTGCGAGTGTGGTGAGACAGGTGCTCAATCCGGCCCATCCGCTTCAGGTTCTCCGGACGGTTGTCGGTCTTCACCTCGTTCTCGTGGTGGGCCACCTCATCAGTCCCTAGCGACCCTCCACTGAAGTAGGCACAGACCATCTTGTGCGTCCATTCACGCTGCCCGTCCCAGCCCCAGACCTGCTCATACCCGGAGTTGAAATCCCACTTCCGGTACAAGGGCATGAGCCGGTCTCCCGGCCGCAGCGACTGAGCCTCCCGGTAAGAGCCGTCCCACATCCGCCACAGATGCTCGGGAGTGCAACGGACCACGGCTCCCGTCCGCAGAATCACATCACAGACCTGGCGAACCTGCTTAGTGCGGCGGCCCCTGGCCAGGGCGGGCACCGGCCTTCCATAGTCGTCTGAAGCGTAGACCCAGACGGGACTTCCGGCGATGCCGTCCGGGCCTGCGAGTTCTCTTATCTGAGCTTCCCGGCCTTCCAGCAACGGCACCCTGGTCTCGCCTGTGAAGCACCCGCCTGGCGGGTGGTCGATCTTCCCGTTCGGCATCCGGGACAGGGCCAGTAGCTCGTTCAGGCACCTCTCGTAGTAGATCCCCGATCCAGGTACTAGCAGCCGGGCCTCGCTGGCGAGATCCCTTACATTCCGCCACAGAGCCTCACCCTGGCTGATCCCGCTCGCCTTGATCATGGAAGCCCGGTCAGTGGAGACCACATGGGTCTCGATCCCCCACTGGGTCTCCATAATCTGCCGGGAGTCGGCCGACTCGAAACCGTCACAAGTAAAGAGCCGGATGTTGAACCCGCGCCGGATCAGTTCCTGGCACAGCAGCCGAGCCCACCGGATCTGAATCTCACGCACCGGCTGGAGCCGCTTGTCAGCGGAGTAGGCGGCCAGGAAGTCCACCTTCACCACCGGCCTGGTCTGCCACACCTCCACGTCCATGCCCTCTGCGTCCTGGCCGGTGGCCGGGCGGTCCTCCCAGTGCTTGATGTGGGCCAGCGCGATCCCGGCCATGTCTGCGGACAGGGCCAGGTCACAGTGCATGGCGTACTGGGCACCCTGGATGGGCTGGAGCGCGGGACTGAACTGGTAGGACGGAGCCCAGGTCTGGCCCTCGCGCACGTACCCGATCTCCAGTGGCGGCGCGGCCTTCTGGCTAAACGCCTGCTCCAGCACCATGGCGTTGGAGAAGTACGGGTTGATGGCGCGGCTGGGCTTGGCCTCGTACATCGCCTTGGCGCGGGCCGGGTCCTTCTCGTAGTCGTCTTCAAACAGCACCCGGCACTGCTCCCAGCACTTCGGGCACCCGATGGTATAAGCCTGATGATCGGGACAAGCCCGCTGAATACGGGGGTTGACTTCCCAGCTTGCCTTCGGCCCCGACACGAAGAACCGGGACGCCTCGCCCTTGGCCTCGATGTCCTTCTCCCCGTCGCTGCGCAGCACCTGAATCATGGAGCCGACGTAGCGGGGCCAGGAGATGTGCACGTTCTTGAAGATCTCCGGGTACCGGGTCCTGGCGCTGGAGCGGAGCATGGCCACGATGGCCTCGGCCGACCGGGAGGACTCGCCCCGGGCTGCCCCGGCGTGGTACTTGGCCAGTTCCTCGTCCCGGGGGAAGGCGTCGATCTCGTCACCGATCCCCAGAATCAGGTTCAGGCCCTCCTGGGCGTCGGCCACGGAGTGCCCGCTGATGGCCTCCACGTTCTTGGGGAAGCGGATGGTGTCCTGGAGGACCATGCGCTCGGCCTCACCACCGCCCAGGGCGTTGCGGTGCCTGCGCTCCCGGCTCACCTCGATGGCCTGGACGCCCTGGTTGTAGAACCACCCGTCCTCGCGGCTGACCATCTGCCGCATGGGCTTGAAGAAGGCCCGGCTGGCCTGCCGGCTGTTGGATGCCACGTTGAGCATGTGGATGGTGTCCTGCTCGGGCATCCCGTAGTAGCTCTGCGGGCTCGGCAGGCACAACAGCAGGTAGGCGATACGCAAGCTAATCACACGGCAGGTGTGGTCCTTGCCGCCGCCCTTGCCCCACTCCAACTCCAGGAAGTTGACCATCCGGCAGGGCTCTGACCAGTACTCCCTAATCTCCCGGCTGCTGGACTGGGCCAGGCTCTCGTATGTAACGGTGTAATAGATGCGCTCGGCATGCCGGACAGCCTCGTACTGGTCCGGGGACAGGGCCGGCTGGGCCAGGTAACGCCGGTCCCGGATGAACACGGTCAGCGGGACCGGCTCTTCCATCCACGCGACGTTGCCGCTTACCTCGGGCTCGTAGGCAGCGGTGAAATCAGCGAGACTGCTCACATGCCCAGGTGCCGGGGGGTGCCCGGGTGGTGCCCGTGGTGGTTGTCCCCGTTGTGGAAGTGCGGGTGGTCGTGCGCGGCGGCCACGACGTGCGGGTGCCGGTGGCTGCCGGTGAAGTTCCCGTGCGCCATGACCCCGGAATGATCCATGCCCAGCGGGGGCTCCATGGCCGGCCCGGCCAGGTAGACCATGCTCGCAGCCACCTTCTCGTCATCGCTGTCCGAGGACCCGAACCCAGGCAGGCTGTCCAGGGAGACGCCAAGTTCCTTAGCGCGACGCCTTATGAGAGCTTTCGCGGCTTTTACGTCTCCGTGCCCGCTTGAAGCCAAAATTGCGGCCGAGTGAAGCTGCTTGGCATTGTTGATCGGATAGCTCTTGTCGGGAAGCGAGTTGCCAGCCTCATGCGCCTTGTCGCGCTCGGCCTGGGTGACCGACAGTTCCACCAAGCCCATAGTCGTCAGGGCCTTCCCGACCATCGTCGCGGCAACCTTGGCCTTCTTGTCCGCCTTGGCGCAGATCTTCGCGGCTGCCGCGTCGGGCATGCCGCGCTTCTTCATCGCCTTGAACGTGGCGTGCGAGGTGTGGTCGGAGTCGTTGTCGGTGTCCCCGGACTTGGAGTCGTCATCGTCCCCGTCGTCGTCCTTGTCCGCCAGGGCCATGAAGGCGTCCCCGAGCATCTGCGCGCCGAGCGCCAGGCTGGCCTCGTAGGGAGCATGAATCACTTCAGGGTCCGCGTCCAGGTCAACGCCAGCTAGCGCGAGCACGCGGTCAAGAGACTCACCCATTACGAACTCCCTGGCTCTAGGCTGCCAGAGGAATCGGCCCTACTCCCCGGGGAAGGCCTGCTTCTTCAACTGGCCCAGGGGCCAGGGACCGCTAGTCCCGTGAGCATGCTTGACCTTACCCCACTTCATCAGTACCCCGGACGCTCCTGAAGGGGTGACCACTGTATCACCCACCTGCGGCAAGTCAGGGTCTACGTGCTCCGCAGCCTTCACCACCTTGCCCAGCGGGCCTGCCCCGCCCTCCTTCGCGGGCTCGGGCTGCTGCGGCGGGCTGAACGGGATGGAAGTCCAGCCCTGCTTCTGGGCCATGTCCTCGCCGGACTTCAGCACCCCGACCGAGCCGATCTTGCCATTGCGGACAGTGGCGAACCCGCGCTGTCCCAGCATCACCACCAGGTGCCCGCGCTTGGGATGCTCGTAGATGGCCACCACCGGCCGGCCGTTGATCCTGGCCGGGACGGTGTGGGTCAGGCCGGGCAGGCTCAGGGAGTGCGCCTTAATCACCTCTGGGCCTGACGGCTTGCCCTCCCCGTAGCCCATCTTTGGCTGGGCCTTGGCCTTCGCCTCGGCTGCCGCCCGGTCCTTCTCCCACTGCTCCACCTTCGCGGCCGACTCAGGAGCCTCGCTGGCGTGCAGCCGCATCCGGTAGTAGTTGACCGGATAGGTCTCCCCGTTCTCGGCCTTGACCGGGTAGTACAGGGGCAGGTCACCCTTCTTCAGGGTGACCGGCTTGCCTTGGGCGTTGACCGCGCCTTCCTGGACGAACCCCTCGTGCTGCTCCCCGCCCTTGGTCCAGGTGACCCGCTGGCCGGGCTTATAGTCGTCGCGCTCCAGCGGATGCCTCGGCCCCTTGGCCCCGGAATAGCTGACCTGCGGTGTGGGGTTGGGCACATCCTCGGGCCGGCCAAGCGCCGTGGCGGTCTTCATGAAGTCGGTGTGCAGCGGGATCTTCGCCATCTCTTCCGGCGTCACCCACTTGTAGCCGCTCGCCTCGCCCGCGTGGCTGCCCTTGCCGCTCGGGCTGATCATCTCCGGGACCGACGCGGAGACGGTGTGGTAGGCCCAAGTGCCCTCGGCCCCGGGCTCGCCACCGAAGTGCTCGGTCTGGACCCCGGTGACCGTGGCGTTCGGCAGCAGGTTCCCCCAGCCCTCTTCCTCGGCCTCGCGGAACGCTGCCCGCTCAGGCGTCTCCGGAATCCCGCCTGGCTTGTCGATGGCCCCGCCAGGGGTGGAGTAGGTCCCGCCCTGCTGGACGCTGCCGCTGCGCCGCTGAAGCAGGTAGCGGGTCACCCCGTTCTCATCGGTGTGGTGCAGCAGCAGACCGGCCCCGCCCCAGAGCCCCCAATGAGAATCACCCTTGGCGTCCTTGAAGGAACTCTGGATGGGGGTGAACTTGTCAGCCAGCGCGGGATCGTCGGGCGTGCCCCTGATCCGGCCCTCGTAAGACTTCCCCTGCCGCCGCCAGGTGACCCGCTGGCCCGCGTCGTAGCTGGCCCGGGGACCGGGCTTGCCCTCGCTCTTATGCAGCCAGAGCTTGTAGCGGCCCACCTCCATCAACTGGCCCTCAGGAAGCTCCACCACATAGGACTCCGGGGCCTTCAGCTTGGAGGACTCCTTCTTCGGGTACCCGCTCACCCGCTCCAGGTGGCCCTTCTCCATCCGGTCGTAGCTCTCCACGAACCCGGGGGACATCCCAGGGTGGTTCCAGGCCAGCCCCAGAATCATGGACATGGCAGCGGGAGCCTGCTCCCACAGCTTGCATACGTCGCGGGGGTCGATCCGGCCCTGGACGGCGGTGCAGGACCCGTCCTTGAACATGGAGCAGGTGCCGCACCGGACGGCCGGGTCGGCTGAGGGTCCGTAGTCCACGCGGGGATCGTCCTTGGCCCACTTGCTGTCAGCCAGGGCCAGGACACGCTCCAGCGAGCTACTTGTAGACGGCACCGGCTGCCCCGTGCGGCGCAGGACCGGCCATGGCAGCGGCCATGGTGCCCTTGTGCTGGGCGTGCAGGGTGGAGAGCAGCTTGTTCAGCGCTGCGGTGTGGCGTTCGGCGTCCCGCTGGCGGGCCACATGCTGGGCAGCCTCGGGCGACTGGGCAGCGATGCGCTTGTCCAGTTCGTCGCGGTGTGCCTGCACCTTCAGCATGGCGTGGGCGGCAACCTGCTGCTCGCGGGGACTGCGAGCGTGTGCCTTCTCTCCCTCGATGTGGGCTGCTGCGTCCCTCAGCCTGGTACGGGCCTGGACGTGGTTGCCGTTCTTCAGGTGGTGCGCGGCGTCGGCCAGGGCCATGGCGGCGGCACCGTAGTGACCGGGGGTCAGGTCCCCCCAGGGAAGCTTGGCCCTGGTGTCCTCGATGGAGTTAGCGAAAGCATGATCAGAAGTGGCTCCGAGCCGGTAGCCCGTCCGGAGCGCCGAATCATGCACCCGCTCAAACGTGCCGACGTGCTCTTCCCGGCCCTCGCGGCTGCGCCGGTAGTAGTCCCGGACCTTCTCCAGCGGGCTCGCCAGTTCCACCAGGCCTTCGGCAATCTCGGCTGCACTCAATCTCGCTGGGGGATGCTGGCCGCCGCCCTTGGGCATGCCCAGTTCCTCGGCCGTGGCCCGGAAGTGCGGGTGCAGCGGCAGGTCCGCCATCTCTTCAGGCGTCACCCATGTCAGGCCTCCACTCTCGCTACGGGTGTCGTGCACACCCTGCATGCCCTCGCCTTCCCCGAATCTCTCCGGGGAGTCCATGACCACGGTGTGGTAGCTCCAGTCGTTCGGGGCCTGCCCGAACGTCACAGAGCGCGTCTCGGCGTGCGTGGTGCCCTCGGGAAGCTCCCGCCCTAGCTCTTCCCTGCCCTCGCGCAGCGCGGCCTCCATGGGCGTCTCAGGGACGCCGTTGTGCACGTCCACCGCCCCGCCCGGGATCGAGTAGGTGCCACCGTCCTGGACCCAGCTAGACCGCTTCTGGAGCAGGTAGCGCTTCTCGCCGGTCTCCGGGTCGGTGTGCCGCACCAGCAAGCCAGCAGCCCCGTGCCAGCCCCACATCTTCTTGCCGTCCGAGGTGTGGAAGTAGCCGGTCGGCTCGCCGTACTCGCCCTTGGCCTCGCCAGACGCAATCGCACGGTCAGCTTCGTCCCCGTAGAGCTTGCCGCTGAAGCGAGAACCGTCAGCCCGCTGGTAGCCACTGACGTTGACTTCCCGGCCCAACTTGTCGCGCCGCTCGTAGGGCTTGACCTGGCCCGTTCCTGCCAGGGCCAGCATCTCTTCGCCGGACTCTTCCCCGCTGAATCTCGTGTCCGGCATCCCGTTGATGATGCCCCGGTAGTGGGCGCGGCGCAGCGTGTCGATGTGCTGGGCCACTGTGTGGTGAATCGCACGGTACTTCTCGGTGGTCTCACGGCCCTTCAGCATCTCGCCCGTGCTCGCGGCCTGGGCGCTTGTCGGCAGCGGGGACCCGCCACTGGACTGGGCGGCTGGCGGGACGATGGCGTAGGCGGCCATGGCGGCTGGCAGGTTCTCGTTGTAGGCGGCCCGGTAGGCGGCGTGCAGGCTGGACTGGGCGGTGCGCAGCGCGGCCAGCGCCCCGTCGTTGTCGTCGGCCCCGAGCTTCCCGGCCGCCTGTTCCAGCGCCTTGCGGACCCCATTGGCCAGCGTCACGTCCGCGCCATCAGGCACGGTGCCCGCGAGCTTGGTCAGGTCAGCCGGGGTCGGGAGGGTGGCACCGGGCGGAAGCGGCGGGCTCGGGCTGACCGTCTGTGCGGGAGCCTGCCGCAGTTGCCCGTACAGGGCGGGCTTGGACCCGGGGGCGTTGATGATGACGCCTGTGCGTGTCTGTGAGCCCTGGGCAAGGCCACTGGTGGGACCGGGGGGCAGCAGCGACTCCTTGTAGGGCCTGCCGCTCGGCCAGCTTGCCGGGGATGCCAGGTAGATCTTGATGGCGGTTTGATGCCCTTCACCTTCACGAGACAGGTCCAGGGACTCCGGTCCCCGGTCGGTGTCCAGGTCTTCGTCCAGGGACACCACGCCCATCTTGTCCGGGCCGAACCTGCGCCGGTCGGAATCAGCCTGGGGCTCAGGGATGAAGCCGTGCCGCAGCCGTTCCACCTGGTCCAGGGTGTGCGTCCAATCATCCCCGGGCTGGTGGTTGATGGCCTTGTCGTCTATGTAGCCAGCGGCCGAGACCTTGTTGCCAGTGACGATGATCTGCTTGCCGTCCGCCCCGCCATCCCAGAACTCCCGGGACGGTGCCCGATCCAGGTGGGCGTCGAACCCCATCTGGCGCAGCTTGTCCACGATCCCTTGCCGGGGCCAGGCGCTGACCACCGCGACGCTGTAGCCGCGCCTGTGCGCCTCGCGGATGCCGCGCACGTCGATGGCCTTGGGCCGGGACCGGCCGTTGCGGTCGTCCGTCAGCGTCCCGTCAAAGTCGAACACGATGTTGTGCCGGAACGGGGTCCGGGGCTTGCCCTCGGCCTGGGCGCGGCGAAAGTTGGCGTCGTGCGCCCGGACCACTTCCTCACCGCGCTTGCCCCGGCGCTCGTACTCCTGAACCCGCTCCACCGCCAGCATCACGGCGGCCAGATTGGTGGCAGCCACAGTCTGGGGGCGCAGCCGGCCGAACAGCCCGCGCTTCTTCGGAGCGACGGCGGCTGCCGCCTTGCGGGCCTTGGCCTCAGCGGCCTCGCGCTCCGCGTCAATCGCGCCCTTCTGACGCTCCAGCGCCTCGGCGGTGAAGCTCATGGACCGCTTGCGGGCCACCGCCTGAGCGCGGCCGATGGCCGCCTTGGCTTCCTCGTGGCGTCCTGCGGCGTAGTGGGCTCGGGCCTCTCGCAAGTGCCCCCGGAACTCGGCCTCATCGGCCGGGCTGGTCCGGTACAGGCCGGTCATCTCCGACTTGGCCAGCGGGGCCTCCGGGCCGATCTGGCCGATCTTCATCCGGTTGTCCCGGACGTAGGAGTGCACTTCCTCCATCCGGCCGGCCGGGGATTCCTTCCAGTAGTCCCTGACCGTGGCCAGTTCCACGTTGCTGGACTCGTGCTTGTCCTTGCTGCCGTGGTCCCCGCGCTCGCCGTGGTGCAGGTGCGCCTCGGCCTTCTCCTTCTCCCAGTCGGCCACGTTCTTGGCGGCGGCTGCCTGCACATCCTTGTGGACGTGGTGCGCCTTGGTGCCCTTCTTGCCGCCCGGGTTGATCCCGGACGCCCACTTCTTGACGATCCCGATGGCCACGCCGTAGGCGCGGTGCTTGCCATACTTGCCCACCAGGTGCTTGTAGAGGTGCTGGACGTAGGCGGGAAGCTGGTGCCCCTTCATGTGGAACAGCCCGGGGCCACCGGGCGGCACCGTGGGCTCGTGCACCGTGGAGGCCTCGGCGGTGCGCGGAGTCAGAGAGACGTTGGAAAGCTCGCCCCGGGCCAGTTCCTCGCCACGAGCACGCCAGCCTGGGCTGGCCTGGGAGAACTCGGGGTGGTCGGCAGGCCCTGAATCAGGGTCACCGGGGCTCTCCCCGCCCATGACCCGCTTGAACCAGGGAGACTCCTGCTCCAGGTGAGACCGAACGTCGTCCCAGTCGCTCTCATCCCAGTCGGACTGGTCCTCATCCCCCAGGTCCGGCCCGGAATGATCGTCAAGATCCTCGGCAGCCAGCGCGAGGATCTTGTCCAGGAACGGGGTGGCGGTCATAGGTTGGCCGCCTCCAGCATCTGCACAAGCTCGGTCTTCAGCCGGTCCCGGTGCTCACCCGGCAGCTTCTCGATGAAGGCAGCCAGCACCGTCTTCACCTCACCCTTCACCTGGTCCTCCACGGCCTTGCGGTCGCTGGCCCTAATCCGGAACACCTGGTCGTTGAGGATCTTGGTGGAGTTCAGCCACAGCACTTCCTCGTCCCGGGCCTCGGACAAGCTGGCGAAGCCCTGGGGATGGCCGATGGCGAACCGCTCCCGGTGCTTGATCTTGATGTAGCGGTACAGGTTCCGCTCGATCTGAAGCTGGACCAGCGCGTTCAGCGGAAGGTGATCGGTCTCCCGGCGAATCCTGGCACACAGTTCCTCGTACAGGAACGCAAGCTCCTGCGGGGTGTCCTCGGGCAAGGTGAAGGCGCTGTCCAGGCGCTCCCAGTCAGCCATGCTGAGGAAATCGGGTCAGTGCTCCCGGTAGCTGTCCACAGCCTCGTCCAGCCGGACCCAGTTGACGCCGTGGGGCGTGAAGCCCATCAGGTTCCAGCCCTCGCCGGAAGCGACCACCTTGGCCTCGTGCTCGCCCTTGCGCATGGGCAGGTACTGCACCCCGGCCTTAGAACCTGTCCGGTCGCACACATGCCGGGCCACCTCGTTCACGGTCAGGCCGGTGCCGGTGCCACCGTCGAACACCTGGTCATCCCCGTAGCTGGTAGCCCGCAGCAGCATCTCCGCGATGTCGCCGGCCCATACCAGGTCCACCTGCTGAGTGCCGTCGCCCCAGATGGGTATGGGCTCGCCGCACCAGGCCCGGTGCGAGAACGTGGGGATGATCTTCTGGACCGGGTACAGCTTCTGGCCAACGCCGTAGGCGTTGAAGGCCCGCACATGGCTGACCGGGACGCCCTCGTGCTGGTGCCAGGCTGAGGCCAGCGCCTGGGCGCACTGCTTGGTGGCCTGGTAGACGTTGGACCAAACCCTCGGCATGGTTATCCCGGTGTAGGCGGCTCCCGTCGCGGCGCACGCCTGGAGCACGTTGAGGGTTCCGTGCACGTTGACATCCACAGCGGAATGCGCCGTTGCGAACAACTCCGAGGTACCCAGCATCCCAGCCAGGTGAATCACATGCGAGCAGCCTTCCGTGGCCAGGTGAACCTGGCCGGGGGACCGCACATCCTGGCCGTGGCTCAGGTCGAACGAGACAGCCTCGATGCCCTCACGCGCCAGCACCGCCATGACGTGCTGGCCGATGAACCCGTGACCACCCGTGACCAGGACTTTCATAGCTCGATCTCCTTGTAGTATCCCGGCTCGTAGTGCGGGCTGAAGCAGGTGGACAGGTGGGCCTGGTACTCAGCCCCAGCCCGCAAGTGCGTCCCGCCGTGCTCCCCGGAGACCTGCGAGCGGGACAGGCAAGGACCGACAGCCCGGTAACCCAGATCCCGTATCCAGTGCTCGTTGATCCGCCAGTCCCAGCCTTTATAGGTGTAATCGTGATCCCAGTCCTTGCGCAGCAGATCCCAGCGATCCCGCCAGATCCCCCAGATGGTGGGCACGAACCGCTGCTGGACAACCGCTTCCCGGGGACCACCCTGGGCATCGTGCTGGAAAGCACAGACCAGGAGGACGCTGGACTGATCGTGGTAACGCATCTCGGCCCACCGGAAGAACTCCAGCACGTCATCGGCCACCGGAGAATCATCCTCGGCCAGGATGGCGAACGGGTACCCGAACGAGAAGGCGGTCTCCAGCGCGTGGAAGGGGTTGCTGAGCGCCCCGTACTGAACCGGGTTGGTGAATACCTCCGTCACCCGGCCACCGATGGTCCCGGCGATCCTCTCCACCTCGGGGTTACCGGGCTCCACACGGGCAATCACATGCGCGTCCTCAATGCCCCGGACCTTGTTCCAGGAGTCTGCGGTCTCCTGCATGTACTGCGGCCGGTTGTTGGCTGTGAACGCCACCACCTGCTGCATCAGGCCTCCCGTGGCCGGAACCAGGAATCAGGGCACTCCCTGCGCCTGATCCACGCCGGGTACATCTCGTCCACATCCACCGGGACCATCGCCCGGCCGGTGATGTGGATGCCCTGCATGGTCTGGCCGGAAGCGATCCGGGCGGCCATCTCGCTGGTCATGTCGGTGTGGGCCATGTGCGACGCCTTGGCTAGCTGAGCCTGCGTCCCGCCCAGCCAGGTGAAGTGGAACCCCAGGTCGGCCGTGGGGAACGGCCCAGGATCGTCCCGGTACGCGGTGACCGACCGGCCGCCCCAGATCTTCCTAAGCTGCACCGCCTTGATAACCGGATACCCCTCATACCGGCCGGGGTACTCCCAGTCCACCGCGTACATCATGATGCGGGGCCGGAAGGCCACCACCGGGGCGGTCAGGTAGTCCCTCATACTGGGCGGCAGAATCTCGTCCACATCAGCCGTCAGCAGGTAGTCGGCCGGCACGGCCGGAACCTGGCCTAGCCCGAGCAGCACCTGGTCCTGCTGCCACTTCAGCCTGTCCCATGTTCCGGTGCCATTCAGCCGGTCCAACTTGACATGGATGATCTTGTCCTGCCACGCCTGGAACCTGCGCTGGTTCTCCAGGTAGTGATAAGGCTTCGGCTGTCCCCGGTGCGTCTCGGCTGCCTCCACCAGGATGTGCCACGCGCACCAGTCCATGGAGCGCAGGCGAAGCTCCAGCATGTCCAGTTCGTCATCGAACATGAACGAGTCGATAATCACGCCAGCCTGCCCAGCCGGAAGCACAAGTCATACCCCTCGTGGTCGAACGAGAGCCGCATGAAGGAGACCCCGCCGTAGGCGGCGTTGTGCCGGGCGTGCAACTTGGTGCCCTCGCACCAGTAGTCGAACGTCTGCTCGTGGCAGCCCCGGTAGTGGGTCGGGTCGATGGCAGTGTTCGGCTGCTGCCAGTACGGCACCTGAAGGCGAAGCTCCCCGCCGATCTCCAGAAGCCGGTGGCACTCGGTCATGAACCCACAGACGGCCCGGGGGCTGATGTGCTCAAACACGTCGATGGCGTCGATCCGGTTGAACTGACCGTCCAGCCAGGGCCACGGGAAGTTCTCCAGGTCCCAGGGCTGGATCTCGGGGATAGGAGCGATGATGTCTGTGTTGATCCAGGCCTCATCGTCGGTGTCCGGCCGGAAGTCGGACCCGCAGCCTAGGTTCAGTCCGCGAATCACCTGCTCATCATCCTCTTCACGCCCTCAGCCAGGCTGATCTTCGGCACGTACAGGTCGCTCATCAGCTTCGTGTCGGCCACCCGGTAGTACGCGCCCTCCAGCCGGCCGGTCTTGCGGATGTTCATCGGCCAGAATCCTGCTTCCCGGCAGAACATGCCAGCCAGTTCGATCATGGACGTGCCCTGGCCGGTGCCCAGGTTGACCGGACCGGGGTGCTCCAGCAGCACGCACTGCATGATGGCTTCGCAGATGTCATCAATGTGGATGAAGTCCCGCACCTGGTCACCCGAGCCCCAGATCGTGAAGGGGTCCTCCCGGGCCTGTGCACGGGCTGCGAGCGCCCCGACCGGGAACCTGGTGCCCTGGCCCTCCCCGTATCCGGAAAAGGGCCTGACGACGGTCACAGAGCCGCCTGCACGGGCATAGAGGTGGGCCAGGTACTCGCCCATCAGCTTGATCCGGCCGTAGATCCCGTCTGGCTCCTGCGGATACTTGTGATTGATGTTGCTCTCGGCCAGCTTGTGGCCCACCAGGGCGTTAACACGATCAGAAGCGGTGGATGCCTGCTGGAGCACCATGGGATAGGCGGCGCTGCTGGACAGGTAGACCACCCGGCGCGGCCTGGTTGCATGCGCCCACTGGAAGAGCCCGGCGTCAAGCTCCAAGTCGGCCGCGAGATCCAGGGGGCCGGTGTCGATAGACCACCGATCCGCGCCCACGGCTGCGGCATGGATCACCAGGTCAAACCTGGTGTCGTTCTCACGAAACTCCTTGCGGGCGTCCACCCCGATGTCCCAGCCGGTCACGTCGAACCCAAGCTCTTCCAGGCGGCGGGACATGTGCCTGCCGACGAACCCCAAGCTGCCCGTGACCAACGCTGTCTTCACTTGAACTGCCAATCTCTCAGGGCCTCCACCTTGGGCCGGTCCTGCTGCCACGGCCCGGCCAGGAACTCCTGGTACCGCTGCCCGTCCTTCGCCATCAACTCCTGGGACAGCGACTCCCGGTAGCCGTCGTCCCAGGGTGCCTTCCCGTTGGCGGCGTGCATGTGCTCGATAATCACGTCGCCCAGGTAGACCAGGTTCCCGGCTGAGATACCAAGCTGCTTCCAGAAGTTGTCCAGGAACAAGTGCTCGATGGTCTCCGGGCACATGTAGCCGATAGCCCGGATGATCTCCGAGGAAATCACGCACTCGGTGGGCAGGTTCGCGCCTTGCAGCAGGTCGTTGCCGTAGGACACGCCGGGCCGGTCCAGCACCTCCATGAGCCGGGCGTCCCAGCCCATGGTGCGCGGCCGGTGATCGTCACCGATGGAGCCGGTGAACGGGTGCCGGGCGGCGTAGAAGACAGCGACCCAGTTGAAGACCTGGGCCAGCCTCCCGGGCGGCGGGAACGTGCTCCGGGGCACCACCGCCAGCACCGCGAACCCACCGTAGTCGATGGCCTGGTACTCCGGGAGCTTCGGGTCGTCGTCATCCACAGCCACGACAAGCTGGGTCGCTCTGGTGGTCCGGTCCATGCAAGCTTTGATTAGCTCCCGGATGCCATCCGGGCGGCCCCGGGTAGGGCACAGCATGGCCAACTGCGTCTCTTCGGCCAGCAGGGGCAACTGCGGTTCGGTCACTGCGCTGCTGCTCTCAGTTCTTCCAGGGTGGCCGGCCGGGACCCGGCCACAGGACCGTGGCCGTTCCCGTTGGTGCTGGCTACTGCCACTGGTACGGAATCGCCAGTAGGATGGAAGACCTGGGCTCCCATGAACAGGGCCAGTTCCAGGGCTGAGCGGGGGTCTGCCGAGCGTGCCCTGGTGGCCAGGTCCCACAGCAGCGCCATGACCTTGCACACCTGGTCCGGGGTGGACCTGCGGACTAGCTGCCGGCGGCGCGTCAGCGCCTCCCCCTGGGCAGCCACGGAACCACCGTTGTGTAGCACAAGCATGTCTTTCAGGCAGGCCGTGAGCTTCGCAGAGATGAACCTGTAGTCGCCGGTCTGGGACAGCGCCCGGTCGCTGGCCTCAAACAGGGATGCGTAGTCACCCATGATCATGTGAGCGATCAGCCAGGGGGCGAAATCCTGCTCCCCGTGCATCTGCTCAAAGGTGACCAGCTTGGTCACCTCGGCCCGGTGCACCTGGTCCAGCAACATCACGCCATCGCGGAGGCTGCCGTCAGCCCGCTCGGCCAGGGCAGCGACCAGCGCGGGCTCAGCGTCGATCCCCTCGGCCGCACAGATGAAATCCAGCCGCTTCGCTATGTCGTCTGGTGAGATCCTGCGGAAGCTGAACAGGCCAGCCGAGCAGCGGCTGAAGATGGTGTCCTTGACCTTGCCACGTTCGGTGGTGAGCAGTGCGAAGACCGTCCGGGGCGGCGGCTCTTCCAGCAGTTTCAACAGTGCCTCGATGCCAGCGGCGGACATCCCATGCACCTCGTCCAAAATCACGACGCGGTAGGGGGCCTGCACGTCGTAGGAGACCAGTTCCTGGAGCTTGTGCACCTGGTCCACGTTCCCGTTGGACGCCGCGTCGATCTCCACCACGGCCAGGCTGGTGCCCTCGCGGACGGCCTCACACGACGGGCACTTGGTGCAGGGCCGCTCACAATCAGCCTCACAGTTCAGGGCAGCGCCCAGGATGCGGGCCGAAGTAGTCTTGCCGGTGCCCCGGGTCCCGGTGAGCAGCAGGGCTTGTGGTACCCGGGGCACCTTGCGCGGCTGGCCGGTCTCCGGATCGTGGATGAACCGCCACATGACCCCGGCCACGGCGGGCTGGCCGCCCATCTCCCGGAACGTGGCCGGCCGGTACCTGCGGGCCAGCGCCTCTTCGCTCACCGTTGGCTCCTTCCGGCCAGCAGCGGGAGCGCGAGCGGCGGCCGGTGCGCCTGGGCTTCCACCGGAACTCCAGCAGAACACGAAGCGTCGTCTTCGGGAACCCTGCCGACGATGAGGCTGAAACCGCAGGTGTCACAGATGATCAACTGGCACCCATCGTCCTCGTCCGGCTCGGCGGTGCCAGGGCACTCGTCCGCCCCACGGGGGCAGGGAAGCGCCTGGGCCACATAAGGCTCAGGCGGCACGGAACAACTCCAGCCCCGGGTCAATCACGCCACGCACGATCAGGTCGTGGATAGCGTCCGGGAGCGGCAGGTCCGTGCGGAACTCGTTGCTGATCTGCTGGGCGATCTCACGAACCCGGATATCGCAGTCAGGCGGGGGATCAGAGACGCCGGCAATACCCAAAGCTGCCACCATGCACTCCAGGAAGAGTCTGCCATCACACGCTCGGGCCACCAGGTCCGCGTGCCTCTTCCCTCTTATACGGCAACAGCCCCCGGCCCGGCTAGGGCTGGGGGCTGTTGGAACCCGTTTGCTACCCGGGATCAGGGTCCAGCGGGCGGTGGCGTGTTCGCGCCGGGGTTGACCGTGAAGGTGCCCACGAGCGAGCCAGCCGCGCTGGTCGTGACCGTCAGGGAGTTGGTGTACGGGGCCAGGCCGGGGCTCTCCGGGTCACTGACCGAGATGTTGCAGACGCCAGGGGCCACCGGCACGAAGTGGCACGAGTGGGTGTCGGCGCTGACGGTCGGGGTGACCACCGCGCCACCGTCATCGAACGAGTACTGGAGGGCGTCTCCCAGAACCTGGTTGTCCTGGTCCTCCACTACGAAGGAAAGGTCGGCGGTGTCGATGTCCTGCATGGTGTCGGCCATGGCTGCTCCATTCGCGGGATTGGCCGTGTTCGCGGAGACCACCTGGCCAGCCGCGTTTCGTATTGTGAACGTCGCCACGAGCTTGGCGGCGGGGGGCTGGACCAGGAACGCGAAGTACTCCCGCGCTCGGCGTATCACCTCAGGAACCGGGGTGTCCAGGGACAGGCTCTCGTAGGCAGCCTCCAGGGCTGCGCGCCGATTCACGTCCCGGTCGTGCTCGTCATGCTCACGAACAAGGTCCACGATTCCTCCAGTGCGGCCAATCGGCACTCTAGCCGACCGGGGCAGGGCTCACCAGGAAACCCTCGGAAGACCCTGCGTGAATTGCGCACATCGGGCAAGCTGCCGCTGCGGCCTTCCAGCCGAGCAGATCCTGGCGCATGTCTCCACCGCACAGCGAGCATTCCTCCCGCATGGCGCTCTCGGTGAACCAGCCCCGGGACACGGCCGGGAGCCGGTGCAACGCCAGGTGGCTGCCCTTACCCAGGAACGCGGCGGCCAACTGGTAGGGGCCGGCCTTGCCGTGGGCGTAGAACCGGAGCATCAGCTTGTGCCCCTGGCTCACCACCCGCATGTCATCCACCAGTTCCCGGGCGTTCACTTCCTCCACGCCGGTCCCGAAGTAGCTGGTGTCCCCGGTGAGGACCAGCGGGACGTACTCTGCCTGGCCCCAGAACGCCTGCCTGGCGATCAGCGCGTCCGGCTCCGCACTCACCTCTACCTCGTACAAGCAGCGGGCGTCAGCGGGCAGCACAGCGCTGTGGTGAGCCTGCTGCCATTCCAGCACCTCGGCCCACGGGGCTAGCTCCTGGCGCACCTGGGCCATGTACTGGCCTAGCTCCTGCAAGCTGGGGTACCCGGTCAGGCCGAACTCCGCGAAGTCGCTGCCGTGCGACCAGTTCTGGACCTTCACCAAATCAGACGCGAAGACGATGGACCGCTTAGCGATGCTGACACCGTTCGGGGGTGCCAGGCCGGCCCGGTAGGCCGACCGGCGCAGCAGGTAGCGCCAGAAGTCGTTGGTGGCGTAGCGGTTCTCCGAGGGAATGCGCAGGTGCAGCCGGATCTTGGTAGCGACCGTGCTCATGTCCAGCTTCTTCACCGGGGCTGTCGTCAGATCCCGGTCGGTGAGCCCCCGGTACTCGCGGCGCTTGGCGAAATCAGCCGGCTCGCAGGCTCCGCACGCAGCACCCTCGCAGTGGTTGTCGCACCGGCCGATCCACTCGTTGCCGTGGTTGAAGTCCTCGGTGATCTCGTCATAGTCGGCCGGGTCCGTGGCTTGCAAGAACTCCACCATCTGCTGGTGCACCGACCACAGAAGCTGCGGGCTCACGCCCATGTCGATGTGCTCCCACCCGAACAGGTCTGTCCTGCCACGGTCGTCAAAGCAGTCGGCCAGACCGTTGAGGAAGCCGTGCTCGATCAGTGCCGCGTCCAGATCCTCGCGCATGGTCTGCGGGACCCCGCCCCAGCTAGCGGTGGCGTGCCGCTCCAGCACGTCCACGATGGCCTCGCCCACATCCCGGCTGGCCCGCTGGCACAACTGGAACAGGGCCACCTTCGGCGGATGTGCCTTGGTGCCGATCTTGCAGAGGATGCGGTAGGGGCGCAACGCCTCGATCACCTTGATGAGCGCGTAATCAGGATGGGTGGGGGCGAACCACTGGAACGGGGTCTGCGCCTCGATCAGCAGCGGCGTCCAGGAGAAGTAATACTGCACGCCGGGCACGCCCATCTCGGTGCGAATCTCGTCCAGCCGCTTGGCGAGCGCGACGATCCGCCAGGCATCGGCGGGCTCTTCGCCGGGGAACTGGCTGATCATGAACAGCTTGAACTTGCGGACCCCGGCCCGGATGCCCCTGATAACGGTCTCAATCACCTCAGCGTCGGAGGTGCCCTTGCCCACCAGGTCGCGCATCCGCTGGCTGTTGCCTTCCAGCCCGAGCGTCACGGCACTGGCCCCGCCTGCGGTGTAGACCATGAGGTACTGGTCGTCAGCGATCAGGTCGTCAATACGCATCGCGGTGCCGTCAACCTCGTCGGTGACGGTCTCCAGCGAACGGGCCAGCAGTTCCTTCAACTGGGTGTGCATGGGCAAATCAGGGCTGAAGTAACTCATCTCCACCGAGCCCATGTTGTCCCGCCACGTCTGGGCGTGCATCAAGGAGAAGTCGGTGGACCGCTGCCGGTACGGCTTGGTCGTCAGCGCCAGCCTGCAAAAACTGCACCAGGCCGAGCAACTGCGCGCTACCTCAACGTCGCCAGCACCCATCCCCGGCCGGGTGAATAGCAGCGGGGCACTGCGCAGCGGGGCGATGTTGTCCATGTTGATGACGCGGCGGCTGCGGTGCGGCCAGCGCATGCCCTCTAGGACTGGCCGGATTCCTGAGACTTGCTTGGACGGACGGGCAAGGTCACGGGACCGAAGTGCGTAATCAACCTCTGTGAAACGGGGAAAGTAAAGGTGATTGAACTCTTTAGCCAGATCCTCATGGCAGGAGAGCCGGGCTGACTGCCACCGGCCTTCGGCCTTGAACTCCCTGATCCGCTCGCAGACTTCGGAGATTCCTCCGGGGTTGCCTGGCTCATCCTCAATCTCTCCGATCCATACACAGTCGGCCACCGGCTCCATCGCCCCGGGAGCGCACGACGCCTGCCCCCCGACGATGATCATGGGGAAGTTCTCCAGGCCCTGCGCCTCGCGGTCGCGCCACCGCAGCGGGATGCCTGAAAGCTGAAGGTGCCGCACGAAGTTCATGAAGAGCACCATGTACGAGATCGACGTACCAACCACATCGAAATCACGCATGGCGTGCTTGGACTCCACCCCGAACACCGGGACCCCGGCCTTCTCCATGATCCGCATATCACGCGGGGTCTCGGCCAGGTAGGACAGGTCGGCCAAGGCGAAGTCGTTGTCATTAATGGCCTGGTAGACGGCAGGGATGGCCTGGTTCCCGGCACTGTGGAAGTAAGGCCAGCTAGCGGCAAGCAGCCAGCGCACCTGCGCTGAATCCCAGGGCTTGCGGCAAGCGTTCGGCTCCCGTCCGAGGAACTGAGCCGGGCCGTCCAGACGCCAAAGGTTCGCGTCCAGCCACGTCCCGATCTGCTCAGGAGTCATGCGGGGGCCTCTCGCCGTTCAGCACACGCCACAAGTCCGCCATAATCTTACCGAACTCACCCCGCAACAGCGTCATGTCTCGCATCTCACTAACCACGGTGATCCGCTCGGCAGGCAACCGCGAGCCCTTCCAGCCCTTGACATGCCCGGCGTAATCACGGGCAAAGGCGGCACTGGTGACGTTGTTAGAGGACAGCACGAACTGGCCGCCAAAGGGGTTGGTGTCCGCGTCAAAGTCGTTGTACCCGAGAATCACGAACTGCGGAACCGGCAGACGGCGGAACGGAATGACACGCTCAATCTCTCCTGCCGGGCGCTTGCTGAGGCTCCAGCAGTGGCGGCACCGGCACCCCCCGAGAAAACGCTTGCGGTGGCAGAGCCGGTGGAACCCGGCATGGCATTCCAGGCAGTCACGGCGGAACAGGCGCATGAAGTTGATACGGCCCCTGCTCCTGGCAGCCGGGATGCTGGTGGCTCGGCTGATTGCGGGCACAAGAACAGGGGCCGCTGATGCGCGGATGGCGGCGCGCTCTCTACGATGTTACGGTATCTGGCTCCGGAGCGGTGAGCACTGACACCTGCGTGCTGCCGTCAGCGCCGAGAACAAGCCCGTAATGAGCGTCCGCGAAGGCAGAATAGATGTCATCGTGGGTGACCATGACGTGCTGCACCCCGGCCTTATCGCACATATCACGGACGAACTGGCCGAGCGCGGGCCGGAACTCTTCACTGACGTGGGCAAAGGACTCGTCCACGAACAGGATGCGGCGGGCTCCGGGGGTCAGCAGCAATACCACCAGTTGAACCAGGTACCCGGTCACGGCTGCCATCCCGCCGCCCCTGGCCTCCAGCACGGGGGTGTCCACGAACTCATTGCCGTAGAGCGAGCGAATCACGAAGTCCACGTTGGCCTGCCCACCGCGCACGCTCTGCACGACGTGGAAGGACAAGCCTGGGTCCTCAAAGACGGCCTGGAGCCCCATGGTGACCAGTCCCTGAATCTGGGCCTGGGCGTGCTCCTGGCGCTGCTCCCCGACCCGGGTCAGGGCCATGCCGACACGCTCGTGAAGCTCAATCTCGGCCTTCAGCGTGGCCACCCGGGCCA